CGAGAGATTTTCTCCAAAATCGTAACTGAATACGAAATTAAATATTGTGCGTAGAAGAAAGGAAGTGAAATAGATAATGTCAGAAAAAGAAAAAAAAATCGTAGAAAAGCTGAAAGAAGCAATTCCGAAAATGTCAGAGTTTGATAAAGGATACATTCTCGGGAAAGTGGAAAGCTTTTCCGAAAAAGAGGATGAAGAAGCTGACAAAAAGGAAAGTTCTTAAAGGAGGTGAGAAAGTGAATATTCCTAGCGAAACTATTGTAAAGTTCAAAAACGGAACAGAGTTACATATGCCTTCCGGCATATACGAAAAAATTTCTTTCGATAAAGATTCAATTATGGAACTTAAGTGGGAAGAAAACGGCATAGACTACAAGGTACAGTTTTTCTTTGATGATGTACTCTATATTGCAGAGACAACACAGAGTACATCTAAAGGTTAAAATGGTCGTTTGACAGAAGAACAATTGTTTACTTTCTTTTTATCCAACTCATTAAGAAAGTAATTCTCATCATGGGAATTGAGAAGTTTGGAAAAATCTGTACGATATTTAAAATATTTTTGACAGATATGAGAATCATCTAAATTCCCTAGAAGCTCAGAACAAAGTTTGGCAACAGCCAAGTCGTGAGCAATTTGAAAGTTTTCCATTATTAACACCTCCTTCCTAAAGGAGATTATATCACAGAGGGTAGAAAAAATATATGTATGATACATATAATGTTCTTTATTCTATTTTGAAAGAACTCCAATCTATTCGCAATATCCTGGAGCAGCCACAAAAACGAGTTTCTAAAAAAGATAAGAAAAGCTTCGAAAAACGCATTATTGATAGACCTCTTCTCGAACCTCAAAATTCTATGATGATGGAAAGAAAAGAGACTAACGGAGGCAAGACAAATGAAGTTAAATAGTATTGAGCAAAAAGTAAGAGCACTAATGATAAAAGATAATAGTCTTGATTCATGGATTTACGAAACAGAAGCTGCGTTAAAAAGAGATTTAACCGCAGAAGAAGAAACACGGTATATTAAAGAAACTGCTCATGAATGTATGATGCTAATGATTGACTTAAGTTGTTCATTAGAGGAAGCATATAATACACTGATGAATTAAAACGGAGGTAAGGAAAAATGAAAAAAGACAAACCAAGATGGAAAGATCTTCCGTTCTATGAACGATTTGCAAGGACTTGTAAGCGAAATGGTTCTGCGGATTGGATGGTAGAACACATTAGAGAGCGTGGTAAACAAAAAGAAAAAGAAGCTAAAGAAAAAGAAGCAAGAGAAACGGAGGATAAATAATATGAGTATTACAAAATTGACCGAGTTACTTCCAACCAGTGTTAAATGTGACACTGTAGATTTTAAAGATGTCAATAGTTTTTAAAAAATCATCAAAGCTTTTCAAATTAACACCTCCTTTCCAAAGGAGAGTATAACACAAGAAAGGAGAAGAATGAACGAATTAATACCGATTAATTATGAAGGTGAACAGCCTACGGTATCAGCAAGAGAACTTTATAAGGCACTTGAAGTCAGCAAAAGATTTTCTGCGTGGTTTGAGACAAACTCAAAAGGGTTTGTAGAAAACGAGGATTTTACAAGTGTACTTTCGGGTACGGTTGTAAACAATGGAGCACACAGAGAAATACAAGATTATTTTTTATCAGTAGACATGGCAAAACACATTTGCCTTATGAGTAGAACTGATAAAGGAAGAGAATGCCGGCAATGCCTTATTGATTTGGAGAAAGCCTGGAATACTCCAGAACAGATATTTGCCAGAGCATTAAAGATGGCAGACCAGACCATTGCGAAACTGAAAGATACAAATAAGTCTCTTGTGGAAAAAATCGAAGCCGACAGACCAAAGACAATTTTTGCCGATGCAGTGTCAACCAGTCACACATCAATTCTTATTGGGGATTTGGCAAAACTTATTTGCCAGAACGGTGTCCAGACAGGACAGAAGAGATTGTTCCAGTGGATGCGAGAAAACGGATATCTGATGAAGTCTGGTGCGAGTTACAACATGCCAATGCAGAGATACATTGAACAGGGGCTATTTGAAGTTAAGGAATCCAGTGTTCAGAATCCAGATGGAAGTGTCCGAGTAACGAGAACCACAAAAGTTACTGGAAAAGGGCAACTGTATTTTATCAACAAGTTTCTTGGAAATGAAATGGCAAGTTAGGAGAGGAAGAACATAATGAATGTTGAAAAATATTTATCTGAAAAGCTGTCAAGCCATGAGGGACAGAAATATTTAGAATTTAGAAGAAGAAACGGACAGAAAGCAGATGAACTTTACAAAAAGGTAAAGGATGAAATTGCCGAATGCCATCTGTCCGTTACAGAAACAAAGGGTTTTTTAGAATTTATGAAGTTGGTTATTGAAGAGCTTTCATATATTCCGGTCAAAGAATGACTTCTGTGGTAATGCTTTTAATATCAAAACCGTCAGAATCAAATACATCTTGAATTTCATTTGCGGTATGAAGCATTGAAAGAATTTCTTTTGAATACGGATGTTCTTTGCCACAGTTTGGACACGAAATTTTATCCGCACTTATTGCTTCATTCAAGTAGTAGCTACAACGACAGTTACAGGAAACTTTTAATTTGAGAAACATTTTAACACACCTCCTTTCTGAACACATTATAACATTCAGATGGAGAGAATAAAAGAAAATATGGAGGAAAAACAGCATGATTAAAATTAAAAACGAAACCATCAAAATCGAGGGAGTCATGGCAGATTTATTATCTGAGTATGCCGTAATTACTGATACCCTCAAGAAAGAAATGGTTGAAAACGGGAAATTTAACGAGAAGGAAGCAATTAAAATTCTTAAGGATTCCGCTGAAGTAGGCTTTTTGAGTGATGAGGAACGCAGAGAGAAAGTTATAGAGAAAAATAAGGAATTATCTTTAATTCTTGCAGCTGGAATGTTGAAGGCGGCTTTTGAAATGAGTGGGAAGGAGGATTAACTATGGGAGAAACTAAAAGCACAGATTATATTCCCGAGAACACCAATGAAGAATATGCACTTCTGGTTGGAAGATTAAAGGCGTTTGAAGCTTGGGCGAATAGCGTGAACGATTATGGTTTCACAAAGGATATGGCATTTAGAATGCTTGGACTCGATTTAGAAGAACAAACAAAAAAAGATTAAGTTGCCCTGGAAGGTGCGGTAACACCAACCAGGACGGTATCTAACTAAGAATGAGTTAGTTAAATACAGGATTATTATAACACAACCTCCTGTATTTGACAAACAAAAATATAACAGGAGGACTTTTTATGCAAAAAAATGGCGAAAATCAGCCACTTTCCAGTGAAATCATTGCTGATCTGGAAGAAAAGCTGATGGCAAGAAATGTAATTATCGCTATTCTGGCAACTGCACTTGCAGTAACCACATCCAGAAGAAAGTGAGGACAAAATGAAAGAGGTGGTAAAGACAATAGAAGAAATATTTGTGGGGATAGGGATGTTTGCAGTGATCTTCTTCATCACATGGACGCTTACATCATTTGATATTATCGGGGTGTTCTTCGTATCATCAGTCTTATTCTCAGTGGTGTTTCTTCCTATTATATTAGGAACGGAGGAAAAGTAAATGCAAAGATTAAATAAAGTAAGATTATCCGGCAGAGCCGGGGAAATAGTGTTCAGCCACGAACATTACGGAAGATACTATTACAAATTCATGCTGACAGTTATTCGCAAAATGTGGTGCAGTAGATATGTTCCTAATCGTTATAGAAGATTCCATTGTACGTGACAATGATTATAACGGAAAAGAAGTTGTGGTAACAGGAGCAATCAGAAGCATGGACACTTCTAAAAATCCAAATAAGCACCACAATGTTAATTATATCGCAGCTGACGAGGTGGAAATCCTGGAAGAACAGGTTCCGGATGGTGATATAAACGAAGTAGAGTTTGTTGCCAGAAGTTGCACGAAAGAGCCATATGCAAAACTTACACCAGTAACGCATAGGAAAGTTTTAAATCTTTTTGTGGCAATTCCAAGAGATTTTTCTGAAAGAGCCGATTTTATTCGCTGTACTTTATGGGGAAAAGGTGCTGATCTGGCGGTAGACGTTAAAAGAAATGATTACATTAAAGTAACTGGCAGGTTAATGAGCCGTGATGTTTATGTTAATGGGGAAGAAACGGAAAGTGTATATGAGATTTCCGTAAAAGAAATGGAGAAATTGGAGGATGAAGAATAATAAGAATAAAGTTCAGATATTTGGCGTAATAATGGATATTCAGCCAGGAACGTTTTTTAAGGACGGAGAAAAGTTTGTAAGATTTTATATTGGTGCAAAGCGTACCAGTGAGAATGTGGATTTGCTTCCAGTAATTGTTGAAGAAAAGCAGACGGAAGGTTTAAAGATTGGAAAACACGTCTATGTTGAAGGAAGATACAGTTCTTCTAACAAATATGAAAGTGGAAAGTTACATTTGATTCTTGAAATAAAAGCGGAAACAATTTGGTGTGGAAATGGTGATGGGAGCGCAGAAGGGGAAAACAAAATCATTCTGGAAGGTTATCTTTGCAAACCACCTATTTACCGCAGAACACCAAGCGGAAAAGAAATCTGTGATTTGATGATTGCTTGCGACGAATATGACTTACGAAGAACAGATTATATCCCATGTATATCATGGTGGAATGAAGCCAGAGAAGCTGCTGATTTCAAGGTTGGAGATTTCGTGAAAATAATCGGAAGAATCCAGAGCCGGATTTATCATAAAAAATTATCTAGTGATGAAGTAGAGATCAGAACTGCATATGAGGTATCAATAGGGAGGATAATCGAGCATGAAAGTGGAAGTAAAAAAAATTTACTTGGAGAATTACAAGAAGTTTCCAAGTAAGTCTGTAGATTTGTTTCCGAGAACAGAGATTTCTGGCAGAAACAGAGAAGGAAAATCCACATTGCAGGACGCATATTTGGACGTTCTGACAGGTAAGATGGCAAATGGTACAGAACCGACTTCTATTCGTAGAAAAGAGAATGGCGTGGAAGTGCCAAAGGTTGATGTTGTAAGAGAGCTTACACTTGCGATTGATGGGAAAGAAAAAGTGATCCGCAAAATCACAAAGCAGAAGTGGAGAAAACCAAGAGGGCAGTCCGAAGAGGTATTCGATGGAAATGAAACCTCTTATGAAATTGACGGATTCCCGGCTAAATCAAAGGATTATACCGAGTTCATCCAGTCAATAGCAGAGCCTTCAACGCTTCTGATGTGCAGTAATCCAAAACCATTTCTGGACACATTACAGAAGTCAACAGCGGAATCCAGAAAGGTATTGGAAAAGATGTCTGGTTTTGATCTAGCACAGTTTATGACCGACAATCCACAGTACGCTCATGTGGAAGAAATCACAAAGGGGCATTCCGTAGAGGATACCTTGAAGAAGCTCCGAAAAGAACTGAATGCACAAAAGAAAAAGGTGGATGCCAAAAACACGGAGATTACATATGAATCCAATCGGAGCGTTGAAGCAGAAGATACTTCCTCCATAGAATCCCAAAAACAGGAGCTTAATGTGGAGCTTTCCAAACTGGAAGAACAGGAATGGATTCTTGAAGATTCTGTAAAAGGATATAACAGTCTTTCATATGAAATCCGAGGACTGAAATCCTCCAGGGATGGTCTGGTTAGCAAGGCAGATAAAGAGCTGAAAGACAAGAAAGCAGCCATTATGAAGGTGTATTATGACCTTGCAAAAAATAAAATTGAAAAAGAATCAGCTATCCGAATGTTGGGAATGGAACTGGATAACCACATAAGAGCTGGACAACAGGTAAAAGCTGACTTGGATAGAGCCAGACAGGACTATCCGAGAATCAAAGAAATGGAGTGGGATGATTCTGGACTGAAAGCTATTGAAGCTGAAACATTCAATGATTCTGATACTACTTGTCCGACCTGTGGACAGGAACTGCCAGAAGAACAGATTTCCGAATTGAAAGCTTCCTTTGAAGAAAAAAAGAAAGACAGAATTGAAGCACAGTTGAAAGTAAAAGAATCCTTTGAATCGGAGAAGCAGGAAAAGCTTAAATATGTCTGCGATCTTGGAAATACTTCCGCTGCAAAATTAAAGAAAACCAACGAGGAAATCAACAAATTACAGTCGGAAATCGGCGTAGCACAGGATGAAGTTGCTGAACTCACTAAACAGATTGAGGAAGAACAGTCCAAATTTACGGAGCTTCCAGAATCTGTAGATATGACAAATGATGAAGAATATCTTGCGGTTACAGCGAGAATTGCAGAACTTGAAGAGAAACTGAAATCATTTGATGATGTTCCTGGAAAGAAACAGGAATTGAGAATACAGATCAGCAATGTTATGAAACAGATTTCCAATGTGGATGCAGATATTAAGATTGCACAGGCAGCAGTCACAGAGAAAGAAAAGCGAATAGCCGAACTGAATGAGGAACTGAAAAGCCTTGGACAGGTACAAGCTGATATTGAAAAGGAAATTGATACCGTTCTTAACTTCTCAATTCAGAAGAATAAGGCACTGGCAGAGAAAATCAATCCATTTTTCCATCATTTCCAGTTCAGTTTCCTTGATTACACGATTGAGGGAAATCCAGTGGAGACTTGCAAGATGATCTGTAATGGAGTGAATTACTTCGATGGTTTGAATTATTCTGACAAAATCTTGTGCGACATTGATTTGCTTAGAGGTTTACAGGCTTTGAACGATTTGAATTTGCCGATTTTTGTTGACAACAGCGAGAGCGTAAACGCAACCAGGCTTCCTAACATCGAACAGCAAATGATTGTCCTAAGAGTGACAGATGATGATTTGAGAGTGAGAAAAGTCTAAATAAAAAATCAAAAAGCATAGGTGTCGTTGCATGGCAATGAAAGTTGCCATTATACCGAAATATATGATTATAAAGAACGGAAAATCAGAGAACAAGACAATACAGAACATCTTTCATTGCTATACACAGGCACCTATGCAGAAACAGGAGGGGAAAATGCTAACAGCAACATGGGGAAAACATTTTTTCAAGGCAGATGCTACAAAATGCGCATCTGAAATCATGGAAATTTGCGATCAGATGGAATCAGCTACACCACAGCAGATTCTTGAGAAAGCAAGGGATGAAAGCACAGAATTACATAAATGCTTCACATGGGATGATTCCATAGCAGCTGAAAAATACAGAATCCACGAAGCCAGACAGATTGTTTGTCAGTTAAAAATCGTGGAACAGGATATTGATAACAAGTCAAAGCCGACAGCAATTCGAGTGTTTTACAAGACAGATGGAAAAAGCGGATATAAGCCAACACAGCTTATTTTGAATCAGCCAGATGAATACGAAGCACTTTTAGAGCGTTGCCGGAATGAACTTCTGTCAGTGAAGCAGAAATACCAGAATATTTCCGAATACGAAGAAGTTTGGGAACTGATTGATTAAACGTGAATGCCGCTACTGTGCCGATATGCCTACAGGAGTAGGAACATACGAAAGAACAGGAAAAAATAGGACAACATATTAAATGACAGAAAAGCATACTAGAGCACGTAATACCTCATTCTTGTAGGTTTATGAGTGCAGTAGCGGCGAAATTCCCACGTTGATATGCCTGTAAAAAATATATGGCAAGCAGAGGACAGAAAATTACAATATAGCGCACCACATAACATTTTTTACAGGTTTATGAGCGTAGGAAACCACAGCATTTATCAGTCTGCATAAGCGGAACAAAACTTCACGAAAGTATAACACAGTAAAAAAGAAAAAAGAATAGCATATGACATTATAGAATACTTTCCCTGTTTATGCAGAGTGACAAGTGTTGTGAACACTTACTATAGGACAAAAATTCTTACAACAGGAAATAATAGCAAAGAATAATACACACAGCACTTAACGGATGGGCTGTTTTGTAGGCGGTATAAATCGTCAGGACAGAACATTACAGTACAACACAATACAAGACACAACATATGACTTTTATATCGTCTATAAAGCAGCCCTCCAAAATCTGAATATTGGGTAGGTGGCATGAACTGTCACAACAAAGAACAGTGGAACACAGAATATCATAACGCAAAATATAACACTTCATGTTACCTACCGAGCATTCAACAAAAAATGTATTTAGTTGGCAGTAGAAACACTGCTAAGAAAATTATATCTTCGCATAATAGAGAACAGCACACGACAGTAAAATATAGCTCATTCTACTGCTTGCTAAGTACATTTGGAGTTTGCACAAAGATTCAAGCGGATTAGTTTCGCAGAACAGAACAAAACAAGACAGGACAGTACAAAACATCACAAGACAGTAAAACATAGTGTTACTAATCTGTTTGAGTGTTTGTACAAACAGAAACTATAAATCAAATCATTTTATTTTAGGAGGAAAGCAACATGGCAAAAAACATCACAATCGAACCTTTAAAGGAAACCACATTAAGAGTTGAGTTAATCGGGGACACAGACCTCATTCTTCACAAGAGAAGTCGTTACTACGAACAGGCTGAATGCTTCAAGCAGTCCAAGGACAAGGGCTTCAAAATGCCAGCTATTTACAATCAGCCAAAGAATGTTTGGGAGGGCTTAATTACTGGTATTCACTGGGAAAAACCGATTAATTTCCATGATGAAGATATTTCTCTTTACACCGAGGAAGAGTGGAAAGATTACATGGAAAACAACAGACCTTGCATTCTTACCCAGGCATTCAAGAAATCATTCACAGAAACATTTATTACTTTCTTCAAGGATTCCACAGGAAAGAAAGGAACAGACATCAAGCGTTCTCTTTCAATCGAAGGTTCTATTTGCCCGGTAAACTTTGAATCTGTTGAGGTGGTAAACAAGATTGTTCCGACTTCTGGAATCAGTGCAAGCCCGGTTCTTTGTAGCAGTAATGTGTTTCATAATTGGAGAACCACTATTGAGGTATCTTGCCCGGACATTGTATTCCCATATGAAACAGTATTGCAGCTGATTGAAACCAGTGGAAAGTACATTGGAATCGGAACACAGAGAGCAAATGGAAACGGAAGATATCACATCAACCCGGACAATGTAACTATCATTTAATTAGGTAACTATCGGTGACATATGAATCCGGGTGAATGCCCGGAAATCACAACAGGATATAAAATTCCAATAAAGCAAATAACAGGACAGGACACAACACTTCATCCTGTTTCATATGACACTGAGCATAACTCTTGGGTGCATTCACGGTGGATTGAGATTTCGCCAAAATAGGACACTACATAACAACGTAGCAAAGATTAGAACAGCATAGTATAGATTTTTATTGTGGATTTCGATTCGCTATGTATGTGCCTGAGATAAAACTAAAACCTTAGGTGTATCCACGGTGAGATAATATAATGCATCGAAAACAGGATAGCAAATACCACTATAGGAAACTACAGAACATTACATATTATCTCATTTTGAATGCACCTAAGGCAAAAAAAGAAAAGGAGAATTAAAATGGCAGAAAACACACAGGTAGCAAATTTTAACACACAGCTTTCCTACTACACAAATCGTTATGTTGATTTAATGGAAAGAGATTTGACTTCAAGAGGAATGGAATTTGATTCCTACTCAAAAGATTGCGTAGTAGCGGCAATGGGATCTATTTTCCAGATGGTGCATGAGAGCGGAGTAAGTTTTGAGGCAATAAATGGCTCCAACCTTAAATTCATTCTGAGCAAAGTAGCAGCATTGAAGCTGAATGCAAATGCACAGCCGAGAGAATGTTATTTCCAGATCAGAAACGTAAACGTAGCAGGAAAAGGGAAGCCGGCACAGTGGGAGAAGAAAATCGAGTTTGCGATTGAGGGCGATGGAAATGACGCTCTTGTAAGTAGATATGGTGTCGATGTAGCTAAAGTATTCCCGTACTGGAAAGTCAGAGAAGGTGATAAGTATATCCCACCAAGACATAAAGGTGTGGAAATCACACCGCCAGAATGGGAAGAATCTGGTGTAGGTAAGGTAGTCCGTATCGTATATCCGATTCAGTATAAGGACGGACATATTGAATATCTTTCTTGTGAAAGAGCAGATGTACTGAAGAATCTTGCAGCACACATCAAGAACAATCTCCAGAATGAAACGTTTGGAATTTGTGCAGACAGATATAAAGCTACAGATGCGCAGAAAGCTCAAATTGAAGCAAAGAAAAAAGAAATCATGAAAAAGGTCTCTGACATTGGAGAACTGGAAGCAATCATTGACTGTGAGGAATTAAGACCGTATATTTCACCGTCTTATTATGAAACACAATCCAGAGAATCAATGATTATTCGTAAGATGCGAAACAACATTATGAAGTCTATTCCTAAGAGATGGGACAATCCAGTACAGGCTTATGAATACAACATGATGGATGCCACATACAGAGAAGTACAGGAAGAAATCGAGCAGAACGCCAATGCAGAAGAATTCATTCCACAGCCAGAAGCAATCGAAGAAAAGCCAAAGCAGCCAACCGTAGCAGAAACTGTAAAAACAGCAGAGAAAGAACCAGTTCCGGCAGCAGAGCCAGTGGAAACAGAAATTCCGTCATTTATGAGCCAGGAGGAAATGTAGGATGGAAACTTCCACAATTGTGCTTATTATTTTGCTTTCAATAGCACTTTTGGTATGGATAGTATCTTTTATTCGAGAAAATGAATACAATCGAACCAATTTAAATATTCTTTTAAATGTTATTATATTTGTGGTACTCATTATAATCCGACTTACAATGTAAAAGAAGAGCCAAAATGAAGCATAAATGTATTAAGACAGCAGTATTAATCACAGGGATTACAGCAATCACAATGTTTAGCGGTTGTTCTTCCTGTAGCAGATCATTAAAATCACTATCCAGTGATATTGACGGTGGTCTGAATCGAACCGTAACTGTTTACGATTACAACGGCGGTAAAATCAAGTCCTGGTCTGGGAAGTTCGATGTTTCCGAATCCGAAAATGAAGTTTACTTTGATGATTCGGACGGAAAGAGAGTTATTATCCATGGCGGTATTGTAGTGAATGAGGAAAACTAGGAGGGATAATAGTTATGAATGAAATTTTAAAGAAAACAAAAGAACTGGTTGAACTTTTAGAGAAGCAGGAGAAAAGTGGGAAAATCAAATTATCAGAGTTGAACCCTGGTGATGTATTCCAAACTACAGGTAAAAGAAAATACAAAGTGTTGGAACAGTATGAAAATACCACCAAGATAGTTTCTTTTGACCTTGTAAAAGAAAATGTAAAATTCGGGGATAATGCAGATTATTTAGAATCTGAATTAAAAGAACTTTGTGACACGGAAATTTTAGCGAATTTTGAAGAGGAATTTGGTGCGGAGAATATTGAAACACATGAAGCAGATCTTATTACGGTCGACGGTCAGAATACAGGCGTTTCGGTGAAATGTAAAATCAGACCTCTTACATTTGATGAAGCAAGAAAATATACGGAATTAACTCCGAACAAAAAACTTAATAACTGGTATTGGACATGTACATCTTGGTCAACAAAAGAACGCGGATGGAGTAGCGTTGCCGTTGTTTCCTCCTCGGGTTACGTCTACGACTATTACTGCGACTTTGACAGCGGTGTTCGCCCAGTTTGTATCTTAAAAGCTAATCTCTTTGTATCTAAAGTGGAGGAATAAAAATGAAAAAAGATTTGAAATATTTTGAGTCAGAAATAAAAAGAATTACAGAGGAATTCGAGGATTACAAAAAGAAACACATGGGCACTCCGAAACCCGGGGAAGTGGTTGAAATTTCCGGTATGGAATGGATGATCCTGGACAAGCTTCCAGATGGATATTTTGCAATTTTAAATAGTTTTTATGGTAAAACAAGAATGTTTGATTCAGATTCCAGCAATTGGAAAGAAAGTTCTTTAAGAGAAGAATTAAACACATCATTTTTAGAAAAAATTAATACGCCTTTCGATGGAAATGCAGTTGTTGAATTTGACCGTAACCTGTTGGCATTGGACGGGCAGACTGAATATGGAACTTGTAGAGATAAGATTTCACTCTTAACCGTGGATGAATACAGAAAATACAGGAAATATTTGCCAAATATGGATAAATGGTGGTGGCTTATTACACCATGGAGTACACCTTACAATGATTATTTTAAGAGCGTTGCCGTTGTTTCCTCCTCGGGGACGTCGGCAGCAATTACTGCGGCTATGACTACGGGGTTCGCCCGGCTTGTATCTTTTCCTCTTCAATCTTTGAATCAGACGAGGATTAATAATGGCAAATGAAGATTTACAGGTGATAATAAAAGCCAAGCAGTTAGCAAAGCACACGCTTATAGTAACCAGTAACGCGAGGAGATATCCTAAGAAATTCAGATTTTCTTTAGTTGATAAAATGCAGAACAAATCGCTCGAAATACACGCTAAGCTCTTTGAAGCCAATCGAACAGATTTGAAAGATTATAAGAGAGAAAGGCTAGAATTACAGACAAAAGCAATTACATATTGTGATGAACTTCTCTTTTATATAGAGCTTTCATACGAGCTTAATATCATTAATTCGGGAAGTATGGAGGCATGGTCAAAAATGGTTACAGATATTAAGCATATGGCGATTGCTTGGAGAACAAAAGACAGAAACAGATGATTTTTATAGGTTATGCGTTGTAGAGCCGTTGTTTCCTCCTCGGGTAACGTCAACAACAATAACTGCAACAATGACAACGGTGTTCGCCCAACCTGTATCACAGGCAGACAGAGTAAGCAGAAAGCTGAAATCCGAATAGATACAAGCAAATGCATAACCTTTCCGCAATGGATAAATATAAAGGAACAAAATAAATGGATAAAGAAATTGTGGCAAATTTTGAAAACTTGTATTCATCTTACAAACGAGTTAAGGCAGATAAGAAATTCAATTCCGGCACTGCCAGGTTTTCTATTATGGCGTTGGAAGGAATCCAAACATTGAAGGAACAATTGGAAAATCAAACGTATTCCATAGCACCGTATAATAAATTCAAAATATATGAGCCGAAAGAACGCATCATAGAATCGTGTTCTTTCAAAGACAAGACGGTACAGAGATGCTTTTCAGACTACATTCTTACGCCGAAATTAAATAATATTTTTATAAAATGGAACACAGCAGGACAAATCGGAAAAGGTCATTATATGGCAATGGATGGTCTGCGAGATCATATGTTGGAATTTTACAGTAAAAATGGTTTAAATGGCTGGATTGTAAAATGTGATATTCGTAAATATTTTTACAGCATAGATCATGAAATCATGAAAGACGTGGTGGATTACTATTTTGATGATGAATTTACAGTATGGTTAAATCATCTATTTATTGACAGCGCCGAAAATCCAGGACTTCCGCTTGGAAATCAAGTTAATCAGAAATACGCATTGTTGTTACTGCATTCACTGGATCAAATGATAACAATTGAATACGGAATACAGCATTACGGAAGGTATAACGATGATTTCTATGTGATTTGTAAAAGTAAAGAAGAAGCCAGAGAAATACTTGAAGCTATCCAACTCATGGTTGAAAGCCTTAAATTAGAATTGAATACCAAATCACAGATTGTGCCATTTAAAATGGGATTGTGCTATCTTGGCTTTCACCATTATGTAACCTCCGATGGGAAATATATTAGAAAACTTCGAGGAGATAAAAAAAGAAAAACACACAGGAAGATTCGAAATTGGATTAGAGCTGTGAATAATGGCGAAATGACAGAAGAAAAATTTCAAGAAAAATATAATGCGTGTAAAAACAATATGCTGCATGGGAATTGTATTAAATTATGCCACAGCATGGATTTGGATGTTAAGAAAAGAATGAAAAGAGGTGATGAAAAATGTTCATGCGAGTAGTAAACACAGGAAGTACCCATGGAAACTGCTATGTTCTGAAATCAAACACAGGAGAAATACTTCTTCTGGACTGCGGATGCAGATACAAAGACATTCTAAAGGCTATTGACTACAGAACAAGTGATGTTTCTGGTGTATTGCTTAGTCATGAGCATGGAGATCACATCAAATCATTTCGGGAACTGATGAATGCTGGCATCCAGATTTACACCAATGATGAAACCGTGGAACATCTGCAAGTCATCACTGGCGAATTAATGAAAGGCGTTCCAGAAAAAAGACCGTTTCGGGTTGGCTCGTTTACGGTAATACCGTTTTATCTGCCGCACACCACAAGAGATAAGGACACAGGGCAACTTATTCCATGTTTCAATTATGGGTACATCGTGGAACATGAAGAAATGGGAAAGCTGCTGTACATGACCGACTTTGAGTTTTGCCGATACAATTTCAAGGCAATGCGACTGAACCACTTAGTTATTGAATGCAACTATTGTAAAGAATTGGTTGACAAAACAGCTGAAAATTACACGCACAGGCTTAAAGGGCATTGTTCCTTAGATACCTGCAAAAGCTTAGTAAATACGAACCATACGGCAGCTTTGCGGACGGTAACATTGGTGCATTTGAGTAATGAAGCTGCTGACCAGGAGCAGATTTTGAAAGAGATAAAAGAATCGGTGGTTTGGGATGATGCACTCGTCCAGATTGCAACACCTGGACTGGAAATTAACTTGGACTTATGTCCGTTTTGAAAGGAGAGAATTAATGAGCGTATTCAGTGTACCAGTAACGATTGGTATTAATGAGGAAGAAATTGCCAAGGAAATCCGTAAAAATGTTGAGGACAGGGTAGTTGAAAAAATTACCAAGGAAATTAAAGAGGTTATTTACGAAAAATTCACATACGGAAGTAGGGATACCAATGAGCCGTTGAAAAGAATGGTTCGTATGCAGATTGGAGAAATCTTGGAAAAGAACGAAAGCGTGATCGTACAGGAAGCGGCAAAAGCCTTGGCAGATAAGATGATTAAAACCAAGGCTGTGAAAGAAGCAATAAAAGAAACTATTGAGAAAGTTAAGGAGGATTAGCTATGGGAAACATGATGAGTTTAAATATCAGTGACGATGTAATAAAAGCAGCAATACAAGAAGAAGTTCATGCTGGAATCGTAAAGGCATTAGGAGACCCATCCGTTATTGTACGTGATGCGATAAAAACAATGACGAATAGGTATGTTAATAAAGAAGGAAAATTTTGCGAAAAAGGGAGTTGGAACGCAAAACCATATTTTGACTGGCTTGCAGAAGATATTGTAAAAACCACAGTAAAGGAAGAAATTGAAAAATATGTAAATGAAAATCGTGAGGAATTTGCAGAAGAGATAAGAAAGCAGTTAAAGAGTGTGGATTTTAAAAAGAATATCACCGCATCTTTCTTGCAGGCTATTGTTAAGTGTACAGAATCTGAATGGAAAATGCCAGTAGCAATTTCGTTTGATAGATTAAAGGAGGTTGATTATTAATGAAAATCTTCTTAAAAACACTTGACAAACTGAAAAAGTCAGAACCTTCCGAACAGGAATGTAAGTACGACAAAGGTTGGAATGATGCAATCAAGAAAGTTGAAGAACTGATTTGTTCCTACAGCTCTGCGGATATGTGGTTTCCAACAGATTTAATTTTGCCGCCAGAACCAAACAAGGAAGAAAACCCGGGAGATTGGAAAGAATATGCAGTTACAATTGATGGAGCTGTTCTTCCAACAAGTCTTACTTATTTAGGAGACGGCGAATGGGGAAGCGTAGAAGCGTATGGCTTTGCATATTACCCAGTCATTGCATGGCAGCCAATGCCACCAGTCTACAAACCAGGGAGGTAACACCATTGGAAATAACAATCGGAATTGGCACAGATGAAATTAAAGAAATCATCATGGAGCATATCAAAACAAAAGGATTCAATGTAACAGAAGATGATATTACTTTTGTTATCGGAAAAGAAGAAATCGTAACAGGGAATACAAAGAAAATCAAACACGCACTTGTTAGATGCGACATTCAGATTGAGAGGTGATAAATTGTGAATATTGTTATTCTTTCTGAAAGATTAACCGCTGATCCAGATATCAGAATGGGAACGAATGACACCAAAATTGCAAGATATATTTTGGCTGTCGAGAGAAGAGTAAAAAAGAATACGGAAAGAAAATCTGACTTTATCACTTGTGTGTGCCTTGGGAAAAATGCAGAATTCGCAGAGAAATATCTTAAAAAAGGCACGAAAGTAAATGTGCGCGGAGAATGGCAGACTGGAAACTATACGAACAAAAATGGTGAAAAAGTTTACTCAAATGATTGTCTTGTTGCAGAACATGAATTTGCAGAAAGAAAGAGCCAGACACCACAAACACAGGAGCCAGATACACGACCAGTACCACCGCCGGAACCTAGTTTCATGGAAGTGCCAGATTTAGGCGGTATGGAAGATGAATTTCCGTTTAGTTAGGAGATGAAATGAAAGACTTAATTATAGATTGCTTTGCAGGCGGCGGAGGGGCATCTGTAGGAATTGAAATGGCACTTGGTAGACCTGTTGATATAGCAATTAACCATGATCCAGATGCAATTCTGATGCACAAAACAAATCATCCTGGAACACTACATCTGACAGAAGATATTTTCAAAGTAGATTTGCAGAAATATGTTAGGAATCAGCACGTAGCATTGATGTGGGCTTCTCCAGACTGTACAAGCCATTCAAAAGCAAAAGGCGGTCAGCCGAGGAAACAGGGGCTTCGCATTCTTCCGTGGGCTGTATATAAGCACGCAAAAGCAATTCTACCAGATGTAATTATTATGGAGAATGTAGAAGAGATACAACAATGGGGGCCATTGGACGAGAAAGGACATCTGATTAAGGAAAGAGTCGGTGAAGATTATAGAAAATTCATTTCAGCAATGGAATGTATTGGATATGAATTTGATAGTCGGGAACTCGTAGCTGCGGATTATGGAGCGCCTACTACAAGAAAACGTTGGTATGCGGTGTTCCGCAGGGACGGCAAACAGATAGTATGGCCAAAGCCTACACATAATCGTTTAGGGGTGGGCGGTCTGAAGCCATACGAACAGTGCGGAGATTATATTGACTGGTCGGACTTAGGAAAAAGTATATTTGACCGCCCGAAACCATTGGCAGAAGCAACGCAGAAACGTATCGCAAATGGAATCAAGAAATATATCGTTGATAATCCAGAGCCATACATTGTAAGGAGTAAAGATGCACTGGCATTTATCATTCAGTATCATGGGGAAACCAGACAAGGGGATTCCAGAGGACAATTGCTGACCGAACCAATTAAGACTATTGATACATCAAACAGATATGGTCTTGTAACAGCTTTTGTCACGAAATTTTACAAGACTGGAATAGGTCAAGGATGTGATGAGCCATTGCATACGATAACAACTTCGCCCGGTCATTTCGGAGTGATATCAGCTTTTCTGGTTAAGTATTATGGAACAGGATGCGGACAGGTATTGAATGAACCGCTTGGAACCATTACCACAAAAGACAGGTTTGGACTGGTAAATGTCCTGGCTGATATCCATGGAGAGAAATATATCATATCAGATATTTTTCTAAGAATGTTAAAGCCAGAAGAATTAAAGGTGATGCAGGGATTTCCGAAAGATTACATTATTGATCGGGACTATAAATGGAGAAACTACCCGATTGCAAAACAAGTAGCAAGAATCGGGAACAGTGTTGTGCCAGTTATGGCAGAAGCACTTGTGAAAGCTAATTGCCCGTATCTGAAAATTGGAGAACGTAAGGCTTCGCCGATGATTTATTTGCAGAATAACGGACAGGTAGCGTTCGGCTGAAAGAAGGTGATCTAAATTGAGCTATCAAAATTACCGAAGAGTAAAAGCCATTGAATCAGCAAACCGAAAAAGACTTCTGAAAATTAACCCGAAACTTGATGATGGGAGCGGAATATATTTTTTAACCAGAACTGACGAAAACGAAATCCCATACTTTTATATAGGTCAGGCAGTACATATAATTCAGCGGATGTGTTCTCATCTCACCGGGTATCAGCACATTGATTTGTCCATAAAGAAAAGAGGATTTTACAGTGAAGAAAATCCGTATGGATGGAAAATAAATTTTATCCATTATCCAGTAGAACAGCTTGATAAAATGGAACAGTTCTGGATATTAGAGTACACCAAAAAAGGATATCAATGCCGATACAATAAAACTTCTGGTAGCCAAGGAGAAGGTAAAGAAAAAATCAATGAATTTCGTCCGGCAAAAGGTTATCGAGATGGAATCCAACAGGGGAAAATAACCCTTGCAAGAGAGTTAAAACACATCATTGATATTCACTTAAATGTATCAATCAGACCAGAAAAAGCAAATAACAAAGTATCTATTAAGGCGTTGGAAAAATTCAACGACTTACTCAATGAAGAAAATTATCACTGATTCTAACACACCAGTAGTTCTACTGGCTAAATTCCAAAGATAAAAAATAAAAAATGAAAGGAGAAAAAATGGACGAAGAATTAAGATTTCGTACCCTAGTTATTCTATTAGCAAAAACTTATGAAATCGAAGATGCCGAACTGGATAGTGAAGTTGATAAATTCGCAGATTCAGTTACTGAAGCAGGCGGAGAATTATGGCCGTGGCTTGCTAAAACGGACTATGATCGAATTGATTTCACTACTGATAGACCTTGGAAGTATAAAGACTTTCAATTTTACGCAGAATATGACGATCAAAGTGATTATAGCCCATTGAGTGTGTGCGCCTGGAACAAACCCATTAAAGAATTGGAAGAATTATTAAAAATAGCATCACCGACTTTGTATAAAGAATACATTATGAGGTTAACAGGAGCAGGAGGAAAATAAATGGCTGAAAATACAAACGAATGTGTAATTGAATGGATTCCAGGAAGAGATTATGTAGGGCTTACTGCTAAGAATGGAAGTTCCTGGAAGAATAGATGTGAGGAATTAGAAAAGGAATTTCCAGAAGATGTGAAAATTCTTGCCAGAAATAACGATGGATCTATTTTCGCTCACTTACCTTATTCCTACATTAAAATCAATCCACCAAGAAAATATTCCGATGAAACGAAAAAGAAAGCTGCGGAAAGATTAAATAAAATGCGTGCAGAAAAAAGTAATACTGCGGCAGAAGAGCCGTTTTGCGTATGAATTACCGTCAGAGGAAATATAAATACAGAAATCATGGAGGACTGCACAATAGCGTGCCAGTTGCTTACATGGGGAAAGTGAGGATGGAATGAAATTTAAAAGTAATGCCAGATACGAAGAAAAACTTGAAGATGGAAGTATCTTCGACTTGAAAGATAATTCACTGAAACTCAGCATTCACAAGTATGTGGGATGTGGGGATAACCTTTACCTGAGCTGCTACGAACTGGGAATCAGCTGGAAAGACCTTGAAACAGAAGATTTCAACGAAGCAGTCAGCAAGTCTAAGGAGATTGTCACTGAGAGAATGAAACATCTCCGAGATGAAGCGCATAAATTCATCGTGGATGAATGCATTGAGATTGTCAGATATTAGGAGGGCACAAAATGTTAATCAGAAGTCAGGATAAAACAGCACTGGTAAAGTTTGAAAACATTGTAATAAATCTAAAACTTCCAGAATCATTAAGAGTCATATGCTGGAGTTTGCAGGATGCGCAAAAAAACGGAGGATATTTTGTTTTGGGAGAATATTCCACCAAAGCAAAAGCCCTTAAAGTACTGGACATGATTCAGGAAGCTTATGCAAATGGACATATTGATTATCAGATGCCAGCAGACGGTGAGGTGGTTGTATGAGTAGAGTGAGAAAGTGTCTTGAGCAGTACAAAGCAGAATTGGAAAGGCAGACCCAGTATAAGGCTGGGCTGCCGGGATCAGCTTTGGACATTGTGAAGATTCTTCTGGCTGATCTGGAGGAGGATGAAAAAGAAAATAAGAACTGGATCCGTCGGCTTCGAGGGAGCATAAATGGTATTAGAGATATTATATGCAATACTGATGAAATAAAAACTGCAACATGCAGAGTTCAAGAGTACATGAGAGTACATGGAAGTGATGAAGAATTTATTCAAAATATCAATCATGATTTTGTGCTCGGCTTTATGATTTCCCAAAGAATGATGCATGATGATTTCCAAGTTGTATGGGAAGAATATTTGGAATCAAGCGAGAGGTGGAAGCATGAGCCATATTAAAGACAGATTAATTCAATTGAAGAATGAGGTGGAAAACACAGGGAACGGAGCTTATTTCTCGAAAAATAATATCTCAAAAATTGTAGAATTACTTCTTACTGATCTGGAACAAGATGAGAAAGAAAACGGCTGGATTCCAGTCAGTGAGAGATTGCCGAAGGAAGACGGAAGGTATTTGGTGACGTTTAAGTATGGAATAAAAGTTTGCATGGTAGGATATGGCTCTTGCAAAAGAACTGTACTAGGATGCCCAATTGGACATGGCTGGTATAGCTTGGAAGAAGCGCAATATTATGCGGAGGATAGTATTATTGCATGGATGCAGCTTCCAGAACCATATAAGGAGGACTAAATGCGCTTAATTGATGCAGACGAATTAATTAAATACATCAAAATTTGGGAAATTGGCACAAGTATTAGTTCTGACCAGAAGGAGTTTATTGATTGCATTAACAAGCAGCCGACAGTCTTTGACGTAGATAATGTTGCAGAGCAATTAGAGAATTATTTATTTGAAAAATATTGCATAGAAGGAGATGCAACAATTGATGAAATCGTGAAAGGCGGTGGAGTTGAATGAGAGAAATTCTTTTCAGGGCAAAGCGGATTGATAATGGAGAATGGGTTGAGGGATATTATCAGAAAAGATATGACCTTTTAGACAACGAAGAACATTTAATCTTCCACGCTGATAGTTATAACGTTTGGGAATATGCGGAAATCATTCCCGAAACCCTCTGTCAGTTCACAGGGCTTACCGATAAGAACGGCAATGAGATTTGGGAAAATGACATTCTAAAATTTGAAGATGAAATTTGGATGTTTTCTCATACAAGTTGTGGCACAGAATATGATTCTGCCAAAATAGAAAATTATGGACTTATTGGTTATGACGAAAACTCTGCTAGGTATGATTTTGTTAAGTATAAATTTAACGAAAATTCAGTAGAAGCAGATTTACATGAAAACCATGATATTGAATTTTCAGAATTTGCAAAAGAGAACGAAAGAATTGGAAACATTTTTGACAATCCAGAATTATTGCAGGAGGAAAAACATGAGTAAATTACGCGCAAAAACATTGAAATCTCAGCTTACCAAGCAATACAACCTTCGGCCCGGAAAACGATTTAATTACAAAGATGAAGGGACAGACAGACTTTATGAGGTACAGAAACTTTATCCGAATTGCATCCTCTTGAAAGATGTTTTCGATGGAACCAAGTTTTGCCCTGGCTACAATAAGCTGTTTTTGATGTTGGGAGAGATTGAGTGATGAAAATTCATGGGAAGTATACCATTGATGAAGAAAAAAATGTGGTATGCACTTGTGGAGAGAAAAATGCGTTTCGGATGGTCGCACATTTTGATTTTCCTGATAAAGCCTTAACCAACTATAAGTGCATGAATTGTGGAAACGTTATTGAAACTGTAGTAGAAAGGGAGGAAACTTGGGATGACTATGCTTAGAAGAGGAAAAGATATTTCAACCATGTTCACAAAAGAAGAAAACAAGAAGAACGGACGCCTTGGATATTGCAATGCTACCCGTGAGAAGGACACAATTATAAGCCCGGCACAATATGGGATGTTTTTACAGAAAAGAGGGAGAAAATGAGTAAATCAGTGTTGACGATAGATACCCCAAAAAAAGGATGCGTTTCCTGCCATCTTAGTCAGGAAAAAACTGATTACTTAAAGGTTTGCATAGTAACATGTATGATTACAAACAAAACTATATTAGGGGCGCAAGCAGAAACAATTCCCGACTGGTGTCCGCTGCGACCTTTGCCAGAGAAAATGGCAATTCCAAGAGGTGCGAGAAATGTAGATGGCTTAGAGTATGCCGCTGGTTATAACACTTGCGTGAATGAAATTACAGGAGGTAATGTTGATGATTAATCTAGCAAATAAATGCGTATTAGTCAGAACACAGGAAGAGTATGAAAGCGTTCTGAAAGAAGCAAAGAGACAGGGATACAGATGGTACGGCGGCAAAGAAGCATATCCATATCCTTTTGAAGAACAGCAGATACCGGACATATTAAAGTTTTACGAATATAACAAAGAAATGACAAGAAATGCCGAGCTTTCGCCGGGGTATGAATTAGTAGAAGCATCAGATGTAGCTATGGATGAAAAGAAGCTCAAAGAGGCAATAAGCCTCGTTAGAGCATATGCGAAAAAACCGAGCAGAATAGCACTGACAGATACGTTTATTGAGTCTTTGAAGTTACTTGCAGATACCGTAGAAAGTCAGTTGGAAGAGGTGAAGTAGATGGAGAGATTAACACTCGAAAGAGCTATTTGTCGTGTAAAAATAGTGGCGAAAAACCAAAGATGGAACAGTAAATATACAAAAGTATCACCAATGAATGAAGAACTCAATAAACAACACGAGGCAGATTATATTAAAGATGCAGAAGAACATGAACAGATCGCAGAGTGGCTTGAAGAATTAAAGTCTTACAAAGATATTGGCACTTTAAAAGAATTGAAGGAACTTAAAGAAAATGGTGCATTTACTGGATTGGAGCTTGCTAAATTAGCGATAATGCAGAAAGAGTTGAAGGAATACAAGGATTTAGAAGAACATGGCTTGCTTGTGAGATTGCCAGCTAATAAGAACGCAGAAATATACCTCATATCTTCCAGATGGACGATTTGTTCGAAATGTGGATCAAGATTTGATGAATACAGTTGTAGTGGATGTGAATACGAATGTGATAGTAAAAAAGAATATTATGTGCGTCCAACTTGTATTTCGTCTATAAATGTAAGCTTTTATGCTAACCAATTTGGGAAAACAATATTTCTCACCCGTGAAGAAGCCGAGAAGAAGTTGGAGGAATTCAGAAATTAAATTTAATTTTAAGGAGGCGCAAAATGGGAAGAAACATTTATTTTACGAATAGAGAATTAAGCATGGTAAGAGACTATGTGTTTGAAGCAACTGATATTTTAGGCAATGCTTCTGATACAGCAGAACAAGTAGACAAAGACATGGAGAATGGTCTTGGCTCTGCTTTGCGAAAATTATACAAAGGCTGTATTGGAGAATCAAAATACACAAAGTATAAAACAAAACGAGGATAAAAAATATTTTTAATCCGATAGAGAAGAAGTTGGAGGAGATGCAGAATGCATAGACATTTATGGACTAAATATTACCATCACAGAAGAGGGCATACATACAGATGTGCTATTTGTGGAAAATTATGGGGATGAAAGGAGAAAAATGGACGTTAAAGAAGCAAAAGACATCTTATCCGATATGAGAGACCAGCATTTATGTTTCTTGGGAAATTCAGAAATCAAAGATGAATGGCAGAAGAACCATCTCAAAGAAGCATGGGCGTGTGATTCTGGTGCAAAGGCTCTTACCGGATTAATCACAGGGATAAAGATTGATAAAGGTATTATCGCAGATAGTATTCAGCACTACGGAAAAAACAATCAAAGTACAGTCTGCATGGAAGAATGCGCCGAGCTTATCCAGGCAATCAGTAAGGCAAAACGTGGAAAAATCGACCGTGATAACATGATAGAAGAAATTGCAGATGTGTTGATCTGCATCGAAATGCTAAAGCAAATGTACATGATTTCCGATGATAAAATTAATAAGTGGATTGAAAAGAAACAGGCGAGAGAAGCAGAAAGAATTAGTCAACATGAATTATTATAGCTACATTTGGAGGTATGAATATGGCGATTCCAAAAAGACGAAAATTATCCAAAGAAGAACGCATGAAAGTATATGAAAAATGCCAGGGACATTGTGCTTATTGCGGTTGCACGTTGGAATATAAAGATATGCAAGTAGATCACGTAAAACCTGTGTATCGTGGCGGCGAGGATGATATTTCCAATATGCTTCCAGCGTGTCGTTCTTGCAATCATTACAAATCAACTTTAAAACCAGAAGAATTTAAAAAATATCTTTCTGAGATTCCAGAAAGACTTATGAGGGACTGCATTCCTTTTCAAGTTGGAAAACGATTCGGAATTGTTAGAATCATTACTGATGATGTTATTTTTTATTATGAAAGAGTCAAAAAAGAGAAATAAGGAGGATTAATCATGAATAAGAAAGAAATCGCAGAAATTAAGAAGCAGTTTACTCCAGCCAATTGTGCAATCACACGCATTTGTGGTTGTTATGTGGACGCAGAAAAAAATAAGAAAACCAAAATTAAAGAAGCTTTCCTTTCCCTTCCAGAGGAAGAAATGTTTAAGTATTTTGACATTTTCAAGAAAACCATGTCTGGAAGACTTGGAAAAAACCTTATGAACCTTGATTTTCCATTATCACAGGAAAAAGAGGGTGGAACACAGGAATTTCTTATGCGGATTAGAGCAAGTAAGTTTAAAAATGATGAGCTTTTGGACGAGTTCTACGACAAAGTGATTGAAAATTACGATTATCACGAAAATTACTACATAGTTCTCATTCATGCAGTATATGACATTCCCGGAAAGGCTTCTGATGGAACCGAAATGCACGATGCATCAGAAGAAATCTATGAACACATTCTGTGCAGCATTTGTCCGGTAAATCTTTCAAAGGCCGGGCTTAGCTATGATGTGGCTGAAAATAACATCAAAGACCGTATTCGTGATTGGGTAGTCTCAAAACCAGAAACAGGATTTTTATTCCCAGCATTCAATGATAGAAGCACTGATATTCATGGAACTTTGTATTTTAACAAGAACATAAAGAATATTCATTCAGACTTCATCGAAAACGTTCTTGGTACACCAATTCCACGTATACCGGGAAATGAGAGCAATGTCTTTTCGGATTTCATCATGGATAATTTTAATGGAAACACAACATTCAGTTTCACTGAAAGCCTAATTGAATCTTTGCAGGAAGTAAGAGAACAGAAGAAAGACAGCCCGGAGATGATAACTGTATCATGTGACGAAATGGAACAGATTTTTGGATATTGCGGAGTTCCAGACGAGAAATTGTCGGATTTCAAAGAAAACTGGGAAGTGTATTTCAGCAATGAGCCTGTTGCCATTGACAATATCCATAATTCAAAAACTGCAAAAATTGTAACACCAGATGCAACAATCTGCATACAGCCAGATAAAATTTCTCTGATTGAACTGAAAGAAATAAACGGCGTTCCATCTCTTGTAATCCAGGTAAACGGAGAACTGAAAATCAATGGAATTGAAGTTGAATTGAGATAAACACTTTTGAAAAATCCAGGAATTTGAGGAGGCAATTACATTAATGGCTAAAGTAAGCTGGATTAAAATTGAGATTGAAATGTTTAGCAACCGAAAAATTAAGCAAATAAGGAAAATGCCAGAGGGAAACAATATTGTTCTTATTTGGGTAATGCTTTTGACAATGGCTGGCAGATGCAATTCAAACGGAATTATTTTTCTCACTGAAAATATTCCATACACAACAAAAATGCTTGCAGATGAATTGGATTTTGAGGAAAGCATTATTCAATTAGCACTCACAGTTCTGGAAAAGTTCGGGATGATTACCAGAGATTCTGAATTACTTTCTATTCCCGGCTGGGAAGAGCATCAAAGTGCAGACGAATTGGAGAAAATACGAGATCAAAACAGAAAAAGGGTTGCAGAATATCGTGAACGTCAAAAAAATAAGGCCGCATTGCTTTGCAAGAAAGATGATGTAACGTTACAGAAACGTTACAGTAACATTACTGTAACGGAACAGAATAAGAATAAAGATAAAGATTTAGAATTAGATTTAGATACAGAATTAGATAAAGATAAAGAAAAAGATATAAATGATTTAATAGTATCTAAAGATACTATTCGTCAGACTGACGTCCAACAAATCATTAATGAATGGAATACTCTGGAAGAATTTGGTATTAATCCTGTAAAAAGAATGACATCAAAACGAGAACAAGCAGTGAAAGCCAGAATCCGTCAGAACCATATGGACGATATCTTAGAAGCCATTGAAAACATTCGCCATAGCAGCTTCTTACAAGGGCAGAATAAAGAAGGTTGGATGATAACTTTCGATTGGTTCTTAAAGCCAGGTAACTTTGCGAAGGTATTTGAAGGGAACTATCTTGATAAATCCGGTAACAAGCCTCAAAGCTACATGGAGAAAATCCAAAACAGGGTAAGCGAGGTGGATAATTGGGTATGACAAGAGAAGAATGGGCTGTACTGGTAAAGGCAATGAAAGCGGTATATACCTCACCATCATTTCTGCCAGATCAATATGCTTTTGATACTTGGTATGGATTGCTGAAAGACCTGGATTACAAACTTTTAAGTTTTGGGTTAAAAAAATATATGCAGACAGAATGGAAAGAGCCTTCAATAGCGGCATTAAGGCAATTCGCACAAAGCGTTGCACCGCAAAAGGAAGAACTGAATGAAACAGAAGCCTGGGAAAAGGTATGCAAAGCTATTCAGAACTCTACATATAATGCAGAAGCAGAGTTTGATAAGCTTCCAAAAATCATTCAAAAAGCAGTATCAAGCCCGGCACAACTTAGAGAATGGGCGGTATCTGAAAATGTGGATGGCACATGGTGGAGTGTGGTTCAATCAAATTTTCAAAGGACTTACCGGGCAGAGGTACAGAGGGAACAGGAACGAAGAAAACTAAGTCCAGACCTTTTAAAAATTATAGATACTGCCAGATTGGGAGGTGCGGAAAATTGCCAGATAGAAAACCATGGAGAGAATTAAAAAGCACTGAAATTATAGTCTTAAAGCGGAGACAATGCTCGAAATGCGACTATTACAGCAAGAGCGAAAATGCATGGAGTACAAATGCAACCTGTGATTATATCTTGATTGAAGAACATAGCAGAGGATGTGATCCGAGGGATTGTGTTAAAAATGGTATCTTCAAGAAGAAAGCGAGAGGAAAGTCAAGAGTAAAGCGAGTGATTCTATGAGAAAGATAAGCGAAATGTATAAGCGGTCTGGCGGTACAGCTTATCAGCATACCTGTTCTGAATGCAGATTCTTCCGTGGTGGAAAGCATCCACAGTGCTTGCAATACGAATTAGAAATTGACTGGAAACCAGATTATATAGCTTGTAAATTTTACAATCTGGAAGAAACTCAGATTGATGGACAGGTCAATATCTTTGATTTGTTGTGAAACGTGATAATTGTGCAATTAAAATCACGTATAATCGTTTAAAACAGAATAATGGTAGAAATTATAGGGCATACAAAAGATAAAGGAAAACAACGTAAAAAATTAGGTAATTACTTGGAGGGACAATTAATGGAAAAAGCTATATTGTATGCCATAAACGAAAGAATGTTCTCACTTGGTCTGATAGATGAGAAAACAAGAGATAAAATTAAAGCTGAAATCAGCACTAGAAAGTAACGAAAATGTATTGAGTGGAGTTATATGAGGTGTTATACTTTATATGATTCCACTCCCTGTTTATTAAGGGAGAAATGCACTATGAATATTTATTATGTCAGAGAAAAATTAAGAAATTGCTCTATTTACGACATTGAATTAAATGTTGCTTATTATGCCAGGGTTTCAACGGAAAAAGTCGAACAGCAAGCATCCATCAAACATCAGGAAGAACATTTTGAAGAACTGATACATTCTAACAACAGATGGAAGTTTGCAGGTTCTTACATTGATGATGGTATTTCTGGAATGCACGCAGATAAAAGAGAAGAATTTCAAAGAATGCTCAGAGATGCAAAACTTGGAAAAATTGATATGATTATCACAAAAGAAATTTCAAGATTTGCGAGAAACACTCTTGATAGTATCCAATATACCAGAGAATTGTTGTCTTATGGCGTATGCGTTTGGTTCCAAAACGATGGAATTAATACTATTGATGATGATAGCGAGTTCCGACTTACTATTATGGCCGGAGTAGCACAGGACGAAATCCGAAAGCTTTCTTCAAGAGTAAAATTTGGACACGCACAGTCAATTAAAAACGGTGTCGTGCTTGGACACAGAATGTATGGATACTCAAATAACCAAGGAAAGCTCGAACTAATCCCAGAAGAAGCAGATATGGTTCGAATGATTTTTCAAGACTATGCTTCTGGAATATCTACGCCAAGAATCGAAAAGAAGCTATGGAATATGGGATACAGAAATTTCAAAGGTGGTAAAATCAACCGAGATGTTATAAAAAACATTATTCGGAATCCAAAATACAAAGGATACTATTGCGGAGGAAAAGTCAAGGTTATTGACATGTTTACCAAGAAACAAGAATTTCTTCCACAGTCAGAATGGGTAATGTTTAAAGATGATGGTTCCAGAGTACCGCAGATCATTGACGAGACCACTTGGGAAAAAGCAAACGCATATTTAAGAGAGCGTGGAGAAGCTATAAAATCAAGAAGAACCTCTTTTAAGAATGAAAATATTTTCACTGGGAAGCTCTTCTGTGCAAATGACGGAGCACCATACTGGATGAAGCAACATTACATCCGAGGAAAAGAAGATGTTCGATGGGTATGTAGTTATAAGATAAAAAACGGAGCAGCTTCATGCAATTCATTTGGACTGGCAGAATCAGAATTGAAAGAAGTAATTGCAGAATTAATAAATAAATCTTCTGAAAACATTGACAGCATTTTGGAAGAATATTTTGAAATTTTGCAGTCCTCAATCAAAAACATTCCAGACAATAAAAACGAAATCTCACGACTTGAAAAACAGATTGATCTGTTAAAACAAAAACGTGAAAAAATACTGGAATATAATCTGGATGGAAAAATATCTGATGATGAGTTTATTTCAAGAAATAAAGAATACGTGAAGCAGATAAAACAGATTGAGAGCCATATTCTAGAAATCCAAAATACAAAAAGTCCAGAGCCAGTAGAAATACAATTAAGTGCTATTAAAGAACAGTTAGAAAAGTTTAAAGGCGTTACTCCACAGGACATTAACAGGCAGATTGTCAATGAACTTTTTGAGAAAATTACCGTGGAACCGTTGGCGGTTACATGTGCAACACTGACATTTCAATTAAGGTCTGGAAGCCTTGAAAAATGGGGGTTTCCCTTGCGCCGTTCTGACGATATGATTTTAACTCTACATTCAGAACAACACAAGATATTTAGTAGGAAAACTTGCATTAAGACACAAGATATGGTATTTTTCAAATATAAGTACCTTTTAGCACTATAAGAGAAAAAATGGGAGTGGAATCAATGATACATACAGCTTATGACGTAATGAAAGAGTTTTTAATCACGGATGCAGACCTTGATGGTAAGTACGGAATCCCGAAAATTCCAAAGACTTTTATCCATACTGGCAAAGATACTGTAGACTTTGCAGAGAGCTTCAGCAGAAAAATAAAAAACCATCGGGAACTTGATGTAAATTTCTATGTGGATGATGTACAGTTTCAAAGGTTATGGAATCAGCCAGACAAGTATATGGAACATTTAAAATGCTTATTTATGGCGGCTTATTGGAAGGGTATAGCAGCCAGCCGCCACAGCCACTAAAACATTAATAGCACAGGTTTTTAATTTTTGTCAAGGAAAATATTTTTTATTTTTGGTCTTGACTTTCTGGAAAACTTACAGTATCGTTGTTATCAACGATGGTCGCGGGAACTCATGGAGGGGTAGTTATTGCAAAATCGTCTGCACCTGAACAGAATAAAACAGCATCTAACAAGCCAGATCAACCAGGCATTGTAGCCCGGTAAGGTCTGGCTTTTATTATGTTTAATTATATATTATATATAATATATCTTTTACCCCTCCATAGATTCCTAAGACTAGAGTTTATTAAAAGATATGCTATACAGTACCGTATAATAATATATATGATATAACTATAAATAAAGATTATAATATAATACCCCAATTATTATTTATTAATTATTGACAAAATAATTGATTTTATTTTATGCAAAATTAAATTTGACAAGATGTTAAAAACTGTGCTAAGGTATCAGCAACAAAAATAAATTTACTTTTTACGACATTTTACCAAAGAGAACGATAAAAAAATAAGAGTGATTGGATTACAGGTTGCTTTTATTTTGGGTTGTTCTCTTTTTTATTTGCAAATTAACGTGCTAAAGCGAGGTGATAATATGAAAGATAATGCAGTAAAAGTACAAGACGTAGAAATCTATTTAGATAATATTAATATATACGCTGATGAATATATAAATACTGTATTATGTGTATCACCAGATAATGAGAATTACAGGAAAGAAGTAGCAGACAGTTTTGTAGATATGATTTTCTATATTGCAGATCATATACAAAAGCCAAGTAATGACAATATAGAGCTATTAGATAAAATGTTTAATACTTATGTGAGATTATGCAGTAAATATCATGTATTACCAACCCTAGAAGTATTTAGCTTTTTAGTTGGGATTAATCGTACAACGTTTACTGACTGGATGAATGGAGTGTATAGAACAAACTCATCACATGGTGACACGGCTAAAAAATGGTTTGATATTTGTAAAAACTGCGCAATCAATAGATTACATAATCAGACCGGAACAAATGCGAATTTGATATTTGTTGCAAAAGCCGCCTATGGAATGGCAGAAACTGCACCAGTACAAGCCGCGCAGCAATACGGAGTACCACAGCAGACAGCCCAGCAGATCGCGGAGAAGCACAAAGCGGCGCTGGAGCTTCCAGAGATGGAAAAACCGGAGCTATAACAGTAAAAACACTATATGTTGTGATTGCGAAGAAACGGATTCTATATCTAGTAATACGCAATGTGCAAATAGGGTACACCCTAAAAAGACATTTCATAAAACATTGTTTTTTGTGCAATATTACAACGGATTTTGTATAGCATTCCCTTGACCACTGCCGAAGGCATCCGATAAACAGCGACCAGGCAATGGCAGCGGTTCCCATTGGACGGTGGGCTGACTTGCCAGCGTCCGCACTGGATGACCGGGAGGGGGTATATATAAAACCCCAGTCAGCGGTAGTTACCACCAAAACCGCCCGAAAAAACAAAAAAGCTCTCCTTAACATGGCAGGGATAGTGATTCGAACACGACAAGCAGTAAGCCTTAACTGTTTCTCTGCCAATACAAAATAAGGCAATACCAAGAAAGGCAGGTATAACGAATGAACGATATGATGATTTTTAGCAATCCAGAATTTGGGAATGTAAGAACCACTGAAATAAACGGGACAATTTATTTTGCGGGAACAGATGTAGCAAAAGCACTTGGTTACTCAAAACCGCAAGATGCAATTTCAAGGCATTGTAGACACTCCGTGAAACATGGAGTAACCGTAACAGTGTCTAATCAATATACTCAGTCTGGAACAAAAGTAGTAGAAATGAGTTTTATTCCAGAAAGTGATTTGTACCGTTTGATTATGAGAAGCCAACTTGAATCAGCAGAAAAATTTGAAGAATGGGTTACAGCAGATGTTCTTCCATCTATCCGTAAAACCGGAAAATACGAGATGGTTCAGAAACAGGATTCCTACCAAATTGAAGACCCGATAGAACGTGCTAAACGGTGGATTGAGGAACAGCAAGAAAAGCAACAACTTGAAGCCAAAGTAAGGGAACAGACACCAAAGGCTGATTATTTCGACAGTCTGATAGATAATAGGCTCCTTACAACTTTTCGAGATGCAGCAAAGGAATTCCACATCCCACCTAAAGCGTTTACTAAGTGGCTTACGGAAAATGGTTATATTTACCGTGATCGGCACAATATTATTAAACCTTATGAACCGTATAGGAAAGCCGGACTTTTCCAGATGAAAGATTTTTCAACACCGTTTGGCTATTCAAACGTCCAGACATACATAACCGTAAAAGGAAAAGAGACATTCAGACTGTTGCTGCAAGGCCAGGGGTTGATTAGAAAGTAAAAAAAGAGAACCATTAAGGCTCTCTTTTCAGATCATCAGTCGTCAATTTGATTGAGACATCTGGTTTAGGTTCAATTATTAGTTGACATTCCAAAAAATCAAGAATCTGAATCAACTCATCAGCAGATATACTTCCTCTTGAGAATTTATTTGCAAGTGATTGCGGAAGCATACCAAGATGCTGAGCCAACTGAACGCTAGTTACTTTTTTCATTTTCATTATTTGCTTTATTTTATCAGAAACCATATAAATACCTCCTGTTGACATTATCATAATCAAAATCGTTTAAATAGTCAATAAAAATACTCATAAATGTGTATAATGTACTTGCAAATATAATTGAAAAAGTGTATAATCAACCTATAAACAAACGGGAGTGATTATATATGAAGATAGGATATGTAAGAGTTTCGACAGTAGATCAGAACGAAGCAAGACAGATTGAAGCAATGAAAACAGATGGTGTTGAAAAAATTTATATGGATAAAAAATCTGGGAAAGACTTCAATCGTCCAGAGTATCAGAAAATGATTGCTTCTCTTCAAAAAGGTGACATTCTGGTAATCCATTCGATTGACCGACTTGGAAGAAACTACGAAGAGATTATTGCTGAATGGAGAAGAATCACAAAAGAGATTGAAGCAGATATTATTGTACAGGATATGCCGTTACTTAATACTACGCAAAATAAAGACTTGACAGGAACATTGATCGCAGACATAGTTTTGCAGCTTCTCTCATATGTAGCACAAAGAGAAAGGGAAAATATTCGACAGCGCCAAAAAGAAGGTATTGCAATTGCAAAAGCCCATGGCAAATATAAAGGCCGTGTCAAAAAAGAGATAGATAAGGAACTATTTAAAGAAACTAAACGTAGCTGGCAAAGAGGGGAAATAACAAAAGTACAATTTGCCGAGATTATGGGAGTTTCAAGAAGCACGCTATATAAACTTTTAGAGGGGGATAAAGATGATTGATTTTACAAACAAGTGTATTGTTACAGAAAATAACGTTGAATCAGAACAGCTGCTTAAAAAAGCAATAGCTCAAGGGTTCAACTTGCCAAAAGGCCAAAAAGCAATGGAATCGAATAGATATTTTCATTTTATTGGAAGTCCATATAAACATGTTGTGGCTTCTTGCGGAGTAAGTTTGAACGACCCCAACAAGGCGGTTAGATATTCGGAGTTGTTTGGTGATGAGCAAGAAGAGCTAAGAAAAATTGTTGATTCAGCTGCAAGATGGTGCCGGGCATATGGATATGAACATTTGAATGTATATGCAAACGAAGAGCTTGAAAGTTATACCGGAAAGGCAATCGCAAAGACAACAGACAATATCATACAGCGTGTTGATGTTGAAATAAAGAAACCACGCAAACTGACTGTTTCGGAGCTGGAAGCATACTTAGGATATCCAATTGAAATTGTAAGTTGAGGTAAATGCTTATGAAACCAAACCCACAATCCGAATCCATCCGCATCCGATTTTCCGAAAAACAGAAAAAAAGGCTCCTGGAAGAGAAGAACCGAACAGACAGGAGCGTATCGGATATTGTGAGACAGGCAGTTGATGAATACTTCTGGAGGAAAAGACGTGCTTAAATTTTTCTCAAAAAATAAAAAAGGCGTTTCTGAAATCAGACATGATTATGAAAATGTCGGACAGGAATCCCCGGCAATTCGGAAACTGGTAAAGCCAATTCACGCAAAAGCAATATTAGCTGATGGAAGATTGTATGATACTCAAACTGCCACATATGTTTGTGAATATGGAAATCTTTCTTTGTTTGTTACAAAGAATGGTAGATGGTTTGGCGCAAAATCAAAATCTGAATTAGCTGGTTATAGCGTTGATGAAAACGGAGACAGAACCGCCGAGTACAGAGTGATGTATTATGGTCTGGAATGTATTGATAAAATTTTTGTGATGCAACATCTGTGGTATTACAGCCATAAGCTTTTCAAGAAATATTTCTGGGAGGTGGAAGAAGGATGAGTGTCGTAAAAATCACAAACCCCAACCCCTATGAATGGATTGGCACAAAATGTTTCATTGATGGAAATGAAGTTCCGAGAGTAAGATCAATAAATTTTCATACCGCAGTAGATGAAGTTCCAGTATTTGAGTTTGAAATGATGGCTGCTCCAGACATTGAAATGGAGTGCTTGGCACAAATCGGTGTCACTTCTCAATCAATTACTGACGCAATTTTTGTTTTAAGACACGAACTGTTACAGCATGGAGAAATTTACAATGGATTCAAATCAAGCCTAAAATCGGCTTTAGAATCCTACAATTACTGTGGAATGCCATTTGAGCCAGAGGAAGAGATTGCAGAAAAAATTCTGGACTTCTTAATTGGGGAGGAAAAAGAAAATGAATGCACTTAATGTAATCGGAACAGCTGTAAATCTTGCGTTTTTCGTTCTGGTTCTTGCTGGCACTTTAGCTATACTGGACGAAGAAGGAAAGACAAGCGTAATACAGATTTTATTCTGCATTTGTTTAGAAATGTGTTTTGCACTGAATATTTTCTTAATTTGCACGAGGTGACAAATGTATTTACCAATTCCAATTGGAATTATCCCGATTGAGTTAATCGAAAGGGTTAAATTCATAAAAGCGCCGCTTCGACTTAATCCATGTAGGCTCGGGAATGCCTACGAAAGCGATAAGTCGAGGCATCCAGAGTAGCGGAAGCTCTTATTGATGAATACGCCAGGAATTATTAAATATTTGGAAAAGAAAATTTCCCTTCTGGAAAATATTAATCAGTAAGAGCGGAAAATTCAAATACTTGTTTAGCTTAATATCACGACTTCCCCGGTCTTAATGGTGCGCCGGGGTTGATGGGCTATCGCCAAATGGTAAGGCATAGGATTTTGGTTCCTATATTTGTCGGTTCGAATCCGACTAGCCCCGTTTGCAATATGATAAATATTGCAATATTTTCTTTTTTCATATAATTTTCACTCCGGTCTTCTAGCCCAACGGGGCTGATTAAAGGGGCTTCAAATGTCCCGGAAGACCTTCTGGAATCTAAAAGCGTTTCAGAAAACCTTTGTTGCGGTTGGTGGTCAAGAACTGCAACAGTGCCAGAAATAAATCTATGGCGGGCTTATTTCTGGCATCTCAGGAAGCTTAGCGCAGTGGTAAGCGCATCCGACTCATAATCGGCAGGTCCTGGGTTCAAGTCCCAGAGCTTCCATTTCTCCCAAAATGCCGTTCATCCGTAATGTGGGCGGAAAAAATTTTTTCGGTTGAGTGTGTGGATCAGATAAATTATAGGTGCTGTACGGAGTAGCCTAAGTGGATTTGATTTCCCGGCCAGAAGTGCATCTTGGAGTTTGAAAAAAGTAAACGCAGCGCACGTTGAAAAAGGGAGTTTTCAAAAGATGCAAGCCATTGAAAGGACATAAAAGTACTCGTGGAGCATACCACGGTTATTAAAAAGCCGCCTGGTTGCCAGTAAGCGTACCGCAAATAAAGAAAACTGGATAGTGGAAAGCATAACACGATAAACCTATTGCTAACCCGGGAATCCGGGTTATGGGAAAGCGGCAACGATTGGCGGTGTTGCGGCGGTCTGTAAAACCGTTCCCTCGTGGTAAACATTATAGGTTCAATTCCTATCTTTCCCATTGTTTGGAGACTGAAAGTTTGGTGGTAGGAAAAGCACAGGGCAGTGCGCAGGAATGTATAACCGAGTTCCGAATGCGTACTGTTTATCGGTGGTAGAGTGACTTCCTCTAGTAGTCAATAAGTGAACGTGCTGAAATGGTTCTTCCAAACATGTACATCGCAGGATAGAGAAGCGGAATCTCGCAAGGCTCATATCCTTGAAAACGGCGGTTCAAATCCGTCTCCTGCTATTCTGGCAAGGTAGCTCAATTGGTAGAGCAGTAAAAGAATGTAAGTCATGTGAGTGACTTTTACAGCAATCATTCTTCCCATTACAAGGTACTACGTGTCGATGGTTCGACTCCATCCCTTGCCATTGCCCCGGTTATCGGTTACGGAAAACCGATTAGAACATGTTTGTGTTCTTCACTGCAAATAATTTTATAGGTTCAAATCCTGTCGGGGCAATTATGTGATGCTTACAGCAATCATTTTGGACATAACTGTTAATTATGAAACCAAAAAGCATCATGAAATTTATGGGACGCTTACAGCAACTCACTTAAATAAAATCTAATTCGTATATTTTATATTTTTCGTGTCCTGAAAGGAGAAGAAACATGGATTTTGCAAATGCAATGAAAGAAGAAAGCAAGTTTACAAGAACCGAAAACGGAGCAGTTGCGCTGAATACTACAAGCGATGCAAGACTTGACCTGTTCGGAACTATTGGTGCATTGAGAGAAGCTGATGAAAACAGAATCACCACTTTATTCTCAGAAGCATTTGCACAGGATAAACTCTTTGCCACAAAGATTGCTTTTTATGCAAGAGATATTCGTTGTGGGCTTGGAGAGAGAAAAACTTTCAGAACCATTATCCGTTACATGGCTGAACATCATCCAGAAGCACTTAGACCGAATCTTGATTTGATTGGAGTATTCGGGAGATACGATGATCTGTACGAACTGATTGAAACACCACTTGAAGATGACATGTGGAAATCTATGAAGAAACAATTTGAGGAAGATTTGAAAAATCTCAATGATGGAAAAGCGATTTCTTTACTTGCTAAATGGATTAAGACTGCTGATGCAAGTAGCAGAGAAACTAGGAAGTTAGGAATCTTGACCGCAAAGAAGTTGGGCTATCCAGTCTACAACTTTAAGAGAATTGTTCGTAGCATGAGAAAACAGATCGGTGTTGTTGAAAGCCTTATGTCTGCCGGTAAATGGAATGAGATTAAATATCCAGAAGTTCCGAGCCGTGCAATGATGATTTATCGTAGAGCTTTTGCAAAACATGATCCAGATGGATTTAATGATTTTATTAATAAGGCTGATAAAGGAGAAGTTAAAATCAACGCTTCAACTTTGTATCCATACGATATTGTAGAAAAAATCCTTTACGGACGAGAAAACAATAAAGTTCTTGAAGCACAATGGAAAGCACTTCCAGATTATGTTGAACAGGGAACAAATGCTTTGATCATGGCTGATGTATCCGGTTCAATGTATGGAAGACCAATGGCAACATCAATCGGATTGGCAATATACTTTGCCGAAAGAAATGTTGGGGAATACCACAATTTGTTTATGACATTTTCCAGTAATCCAGAAACAGTTGTTTTAAAGGGTGAAACCCTTTCACAGAAAATCAATAATGCTAAAAGGGCTGATTGGGGCAATAGTACAGACCTTAAAGCTGCATTTGAAAAGGTGCTTGATATCGCAGAAAAAAATAATATTTCACAGGAAGAAATGCCAAAAGCTATTGTCGTAATTTCTGATATGGAAATTGATTATTGTGGAAATCGCAATTGGTCGTTTTATGATAAGATGGCAAACAAGTTCCATAAAGCCGGATACGTTATTCCAAACGTTATCTTCTGGAATGTAAACGGCAGACATGACGTATTCCATGCAGATTCCAAGAGAAAAGGCGTGCAACTTGCAAGTGGTCAATCTGTAACAGTTTTCAAACAGATTTTACAGAATCTTGGATACAATCCGATTGAAGCTATGGAAAACACAATCAATTCGGAAAGATACAATTGTATTACTGTTGAATGAAACAAAAGTGAAACCCATCCCAGTTCTTTTGAAAAGAACTGTCCGTGACAAGCGGGATATGAAACATAGCTCAGTGGTAGAGCAATGATATTGAATATCATGTGACACAGGTTCGATTCCTGTTGTTTCTATCTGGCAAATTGCCATTGCCAGAAGTTACATTTCTCCCTTAAAGTTCCAGTGTTTCTCGTTGGGAGATTTATGCTGTTCAAGTCGGCACACTGGATTTTTCTAAATTGAGGTAATTTATGAACGAAAAAAGTTGCAAGAATTGCAGAAAACATGATAACTTCACATGTGTTTGCTTCAATGGTGATAGCAAACATTGTGCAGACTTTAGATGTCTGGACGATTGTTGTAAATACTGGGAGGGTGTATGAGTAAAATATCAGCGTTGTACTTGGCGGTTGATTATAAAGATGCAGATTATTTTTTGATAAAATTATTTAATAAAATACATAACGAAACATCAATAGTGCGGTTCAATAGAAAAACGTTTATTTTGGAAACAGAAACATGTACCGTAGAGATTTTCATTATTAATTCACCTCATAGAACAAAAACACTTCGTGGCGCAGCTAGTTATTTCTTACAAAGTGACAAACCGTTTGAAATGCGGGTAAGTAGAATTAATAAACTATATAATTCTTTGCAATATAAAAATTTATGGCTTGGAATCAATGCAAAGGAAATTACAGAAGAGCAGCTTATTAAACTGCTGGTATACGGAGATGTGGAATGAAAGTATTCGGCAAAGAAATCAAAGACGAATGCTCCAAATGCGGAAATATCCTTGAGTGTGAGCTGTTCCGGCAGGGGCATGGAATAAAACAGGAACGTGAAAACATAGCTAAAATGATCGCCTGTCAGATGAAACACAGACAGAAGAGGGAATTTGAATGCTAGATTTACTTGATAAACGCAATTGTCCTGTTTGCGGTGGAATATTGAAATGCGAAAATTCCGATTACGCAAAACCTTTTAGAGAAAAAGAAATCTTTTTAAATGTGACATGGCAATGCACCAATTGTGGCGCTCAATATACTGCAAAACTTGAATTAACTCCAAACGGATATGAGGTGCAAGACCGTGAAGCACATATTGATGTAGAGGATAATTTTTCAGCCGAAAAATTTATGCTTGGAAGAAACAATTTTCGAAGACAGAGGTGGTAAATATGAAATTTGAGGATATGGAAAACTGGACTGTAGATCAGTTGAAAGAAGAAGTTGTTCGGTTATCTGAAGAATGCGAGAAGAAACAGCATATAATCCTGGACTATAAAGCTTTATCGGAGACACTTAACCAAAAGCTTCTTGAAAATGATAACTGGAAGATTCCGATTGATGAAATTGAAAATATAGATACTGGTCATCCATCTATCGAATGGTATGAACAACGCCACCAGGATGACTGCATCACAATCAATCAGCTTTATACAACAATAGATGTTATAGTTGACCGATACGCTAATTTAAGGAAAAACAAAGGAATGTGCTGATATGGGCGAAAAGAACGAATTAAAGCATTTCTTTACATGTAATGGAAAAGTTATTGAAACAATACCAGAGATTTCAATTTCGGATGGTACTGTTATCGAAGGCGGTATTCTTCACAGAAATGAGGACGGTACACTTTGTAGCATAGGTAAGCCATTAAGTATTGAATTTGAATGTAAATTCAGTGATGAACTATTTTGGACACTAGTTGCCCCAGACCGAATAAACCAGAACAATTTCCGTAAAATACATGGGATTCCGAAGCGGAGGAAAATTAATGGATCAAGAAAAAACAAAAGGTTGTCCAGAACGGAGGGCGAAGATGCAACAGGCACCTGTCAAAGAAATTGCCGACTTTGCAAAAGTACATCCATACGAGTACATGATAAAAAGCTTACACCAATATCCGTATTGGGGAAATCAAGACAATGGTTTTAATCGGAAGAAATTTAAGGAGATTTTTAATGAGCATTAAATCAGCATTAGAATCCGAAGGGATAGATTTTTCTGAATACATGAACCCACCAGAGCCGTGGAATGGACAGGCATTGATACGGAATATTAACGGAACAAAATACGCCTGTTGTCCTTTTTGCCAGAAGAAAGCACTTCTGATTAGCCCAGAGACAAAAATTCGGCATCTTAAATTGAAGTGCAAGGGGAGCAACTGCAAGAAAGAATTTGAGGTGAATATATGAAAAAATATGGTGTAGTGAACTATCCAATTAAGATTATTGATGAAAAAATCATTAATACACTGGCTGACATTGAAATACATCACGAAGAAGACAGACGGATTATTTGGGTAGAATGCGTCACAAAGTACATTGAGATTCCAAAAGAATGCATTCTTGAAATTGGAAGTCTTAATAGAAAATTTAAAATCATGCATATTGATCCGGCTACGTCAGAGACTGGAATCTACAAACTAAAATTCTTTTTTGAACGAGTAGAAGATATAAATGAAAAAGACGAGTGGTTGGATTCACTCAAAAAGTATTGCGAGGTGACTAAATGAACAAAATCAGAAAAATATTTTGGATAATTTCGAATTTCATAATATTCAAATGGGTAGCAGATTATTTGATAGCTACAATTCAAATGATGAGCAAAAATCATTGGGGATTTTCGGCAGTTCCATTATTGTTTATGGCAGTATTCGCAGAGTGGAAAGTAATTGAAAATATTTTTACGGAATTAAAAAGATGATTTTATCAAGTGAGGATATGTATGACAAAACAAGAAGCCGTAGTAATTGAAACCTATACAGGAATTTGTATGCTTACAGGAGATGATTGCAGACTTGCATATGAATATGCGGAAAAGTTTTTAGGTCATCCGATATATACACATGAATTTCCGAAATATGCTGACAAGCTAAAAGAACTTAGTAAGCCAGATTTTATTGAAATTTGTAGAAGGTTAGGTGATTGAATGAACCCAGTATTTATATTTCTAGTGGTATGCGGAGCGGCAGTAGTATGGTTCCTGCTTTACAAATTATTTCAGCCACTAGGTAAATTATTGAACCACATTGGCAGAAATGCTATTGATGAGTTAAATAAAGACGAAAGTCAAAAAGAGGAGGATAATAAATGAAAAAAGGACTTTTAGGTGGAATCGGATTAGCTGTTGCAATCATTGCAGGGCTTATATGTGTTGCAAAGTGCAGCGTGAGAGTTCCGGCCGGCTACATTGCGGTAGAGTACAAAATGAACGGAGGAATATCTAAGAATGTACTAACACAAGGATGGCATTTGATTTCACCTACAGTAAAAACTTCACTGTATTCTGTTGGAATCGAACAGTCTTATCTTACATCTGAAGATAAGGGCGATTCTCCAAAAGACGAAAGCTTCAAAACACCAACAGCAGATGGAAAATCACTTCAAGTTGACCTTGAATTTTCTTATAAATTCGATCAGAGCAGAGTAACTGATGTATTTACTCAGTTCAAAGGTCAATCCGGGGAATCCGTGAAGAATACCTTTATTAAACCAAAGATGAAAGCATGGACGCAGGAAGTAACTGCGAAATATCCAGTAACAGATGTTTTCGGTGATAAACGCCAGGAACTGAATGAAGCACTTGACGAATATCTTAAGCAGAAGTTTGAGCCATACGGAATTATTATTGATACAGTAAACTTTACTTCCATTTCTACTGATGATGAAACACAGGCCGCAATTCAGAAGAAAGTGAACGCTCAACAGGAGCTTGAACTTGCAAATATTGAAGCTAAGACAGCAAAGGTACAGGCTGACAAGGATAAAGAAGTTGCACTGATTGCTGCTGAACAGGAAAAGGAAAAAGCATCTATCCAAGCGGAACAGGCTAAAATTGATGCAGAAGGTAAAGCTGAAGCTATTAAGATTAAAGCAGAAGCTGAGGCAGAAGCAAATAGAAAAATCGCAGAATCTCTTACTCCCGAACTGATTGAAAAACAGAAAATTGATAAATGGAATGGTGAAGTACCAAAAATTCAAGGAAGTAACACTTCTACCATCGTAGATACAAGAGATATGACAGCTGATGAGAATGCTAAATAATAAATAAAACAGTCAAGAGAGCCACATGAGAGCCAGACTAAATCCTAAAAAGAAAGGAGGTCTGGCTCTATTTTTATGGGAAAAATTACAGAAGGTTCGCTTGAATGGTATCGGGCAGTACTGAATCAGATTATCAGTAGTGACATGACAATCTATCAGAATCAAAAAGATTGCCTTGATTTGCTCTTAAATATGAATATTGACCTTCCTTTCAGAAAGAACCAAGAAGCACGGAAAATGGCTATGAAAGTAAGTCAATACTCACATAACATAGCAGAGAAGTGTGCTGCATTAACTGGCAGTGGTGATTTTGATGATATCTACTGGCAGTATTTGTTGTTGGAAGCACCACATTTATTTGAAAGTTACTTGCTTTATATGGAAAAAAATAGACCAGACAGCAAGAAATTTTATATTCCACGAAGAAAAACACTGCATGTGGTAGCCCAAGACTTACAGGATTTGGAAGAAAGAAAAATAGAGTTTTACGGCTTATCACTTCCGAGCCGTGTTGGAAAATCTACTATGTGTATTTTCTTTATGTCATGGATAATGGGAAAAAGACCGAATAGCCATAGTGCCATGGGCGGTCATTCTGGAAAACTGGCAAAAGGATTCTACGGAGAACTTCTTAACCTCATTAATACACAGGAATACAACTACAGTGAAATTTTTCCGCAATCGAAACTTCAAAAACAGAGTGCTGATGATTTTGAAATAAACCTGGACAAGCCAGACCGATTTGCAACAATGACTTGCCGTGGTATTGAAGGTACTTGGACAGGTGCCGTTGACATTTCTTCCGATGGGTATTTGTACGTGGATGACCTTGTAAGAGATAGGCAACATTCATTAAGTCCTACCCGATTAGAAAACACATATCAAGAATATCTAAACAAGATGGTTGACCGTAAGATTGATGGTGCAAGAGAACTTATGGTTGGAACCAGATGGAATTTATATGACCCTCTTGGAAAAATCGAGAAGCTAAATCGGGATAATCCAATGTATCGGTTTAGAAAAATTCCAGCTTTGAACGATGATGGTGAATCCAATTTCGATTATGAGTATGGCGTTGGATTTTCAACAAAATATTATGTTGATATGAAAGCTAGGTTAGACGCTAACGAATGGGAAGCCAAATATCAGCAAAAGCCCTTCTTGCGTGAAGGAATTGTGTTTGCAGCTGACGAATTGAGATATTATAACGGCGTTCTCCCAGAAGGTGGATTTGTTAAAAATGTTTCTGCTTGCGATGTTGCGTGGGGTGGTGGCGATAGCTTATCAATGCCAGTGGGTGCAGAATACGAAAATGGAGATGTGTATATATATGACTGGATTTTTAGCACAGCGCCAAAAGAAGGAACATTGCCATTAGTTGTTGGAAGAATCATGGGAAATAATATTCAATCTATCAATTTTGAAGCAAATAATGGTGGAGATATGTATGCCTATTATGTAAATGAACGCTTGAAAGAACATAAATACGCTTGCAGCACGACAAGTACAAAAGCACCTTCAAAACAAGCAAAAAAAGAAAAAATAAATCAATATTCCGGGGATGTTAAGCAAAATTTTATATTTTTGGCTCCGAAATATCAAGATAAACAGTATCAAAAGGCTATGGATGAATTAACTACATTCGTCTATATTGGTGATAATGAACATGATGACGCTGCCGATGGAGTTACGCAGCTTGCAATAACGCTTGCCGGCAAAAGATTTGCAGAAGTAAAAGCAACCAAAAATTTTATGTGGGGAAGGAGATAGAGTATGATGACTACAGCTCAATATTTACGACAAATTGAAAATTATGATAACAGAATCAAAAACAAGCTTATCGAAGAAGAACAGCTCAGTTCTCTTTCCACAAGTGTATCTGCAATTCCAGTTGGGGAAAAGGTGCAAACTTCTGTAAAACGTGATCCGATGGGAGATATGGTTGCAAAAATATTTGATCTGCGAGAAGAAATTTCAAAAATGATATCCGAATTTTTACAAAAAAAACAGGAAATAGTCCGAACCATAGAACAGGTTGAAGACCCGTTGCTGTACAACATACTATTTAAGCATTATGTTGAGTACAAATCATTGGTTCGTATCGCAGACGAGATGGGATATTCTGAAATACATATTAAGAAAAAACACTTAAAAGCTTTGGCAGAAGTAAAAAAGATAAAAGGTTTCGAAAGATGATACCGAAGTATACTGAAAGATACTTTTAATATGTGTAGAATATAAAGTAGAGCATTGGATTAAAACATCCAGTGCTTTTTATTTTGTAGAAAGGATGGTTCGGCTTTGAGAAATACAATGAATTTTGTAGATTTATGCCGAGGTGAGTTCGGGCGAAAAGTAGCCTATACAGGCGTTGACCGAATCACTCCACAAAATGTAGTAAAAGTAGTATCAGATACAATTGGCATACATAATAGAAATCGAACATTGATTGATTACTTGTATCGGTACATGAAAGGCGATCAGCCGATATTGTATCGAAATAAAATAGTACGTCCAGAAGTTAATAACAGAGTGGTTGAAAATCACGCATTTGAAACTGTAAAATTTAAAGCTGGACAGATTTGCGGGGAACCAATCCAATATGTATGTAAAAAGAAAAATGCAGACAAAAAAATAAATGAGCAAGTTGACCTACTGAATGATTATCTGGATGAAGCCAATGCAGATGCAAGAAACATCCAGAGAGCAATATACCAAAGTGCAACAGGAACATCTTATAAGGCTATTCTGAAAGAAGAGGACTGGACAAAAAACGGAGATTTACCACCGTTTAGAATCTTCATTCCATATCCAGGTGATTGTTACATTGTATACTCACAGAGAAATGGGAAACCAATGCTTTCCGTGCAGATTTTAAAAGATGAAGATGAACAACAATACTACTTATGTTATTCAAAGAACCAGTTTTTCAAAATCACGAATGGAAAAGTAACCGAATATGGCATCAACGGTTTTGGTGGGATTCCTATTGTTGAATGCCCGAATAATCACGATAGACTTTCAGATGTTGAAATTGCAATCACCTTATTTGATGCAATTAATAAATATCAGTCTGATAGATTAAATGGCGTGGAACAGTTTGTGCAAGCCTTTATGAAATTTAAGAACTGCGAGGTAGACGAAAACGAGTTTTTGAAAATGGTAAAACTTGGTGCTATTTCTGTTAAAGATACCGGAAATGGCTGTCAGTCGGATGTTGAACTGATGACCGCTGAACTGAATCAATCAGAGAGCCAGGTTGCAAAGGATGATATCTACAATAATATGCTGATTGTGGAAGCAATGCCAAACCGCCAAAGCAATAGCGGAGGGGATACAGGAAATGCCGTATACCTTCGTAATGGATGGGACTTCGCAGAGAGAGATGCAAAATTGGTAGAAGCATTCACCAAGGAAGCTGAAAAGGAGTCTGCTAGAATTATTCTGAATATTATCCGTGGTACATCAAATGATGTTAATATCTCAACGCGAGATTTCGATGTAAAGATAACCAGAAACCCGACAGACAATATGCTTGTAAAAGCACAGGCACTTGATTATCTGTTCAAAAATAAAATTCATCCGCTTATTGCACTGATTACTTGTGGGCTATTTAGTGATCCACAGAAAGTTTATGAAATGAGCCTTCCTTATCTCGGAACAATTTATCCAGAACTGGCAGACCCAAAAGCAGAAGTGCAGAAAGCTCAACAATTACTGGATAAAAAATTTCAGAATCCAATCAATAAAGGCGTGATAGATAATGAATAAAGCCTTACAGTTTGATGAATTAAATGTTTTATCAGAGAACCGCAGAAGTGAACCGTACGAAGAATATTTCGATAAAATGTCCATTTCCGATAAGCAAAAAAGACTAAGAATAGCTTTTTCCAAACAGATGGAAGAAGTTATTCTTTTTTGTTTGTCACTGATAGAAACAATGATTGAAAATGAAGAAGTTGACCAGGAATATATAGAAGATGAGTTATCCGAACAATACCTTGCGATAGCAGCTATATATTTTGCTGCTGATGACTATATCACAGATTATGTTAGACAATTCTCACATGATGTTGTTCAATCCACATTTGATCACATTAAAGAAGAATATTTTCTTTCCAGAGACAGGGCAATGTTTATTTCTGAATGTGAAGCCAACACTTCGTTAAATTACAAGGAATACACGGATGCAATTAAATCTGGCAAGAAATATAAAACATGGAAAGACATAGGAGATAAAAGAGAGCGCAGAACACATCTTGAAGTTGGTGGAACGACAATTCCAATCAAGGAGTTGTTTGCAGTCGGTGACAGTTTAATGCTTTTTCCAAAAGATACTTCACACGGAGCTTTTAGCAAAGAAATTGTGAACTGTCGTTGCTCAATTCAATACAGTTAATTAGGGACGAGAAATCGTCTCTTTTTTATTACACAAAAATAAAATGCACCCCGATAGCGTGAACATGGGAGACACCTTATGTTGAGCGAACAACGTTAAAAAGCGTACTGGTGAAAGGAGATTTCAATGACAAGAGAAGATGTAAAAAAAATTTTTCCAGAAGCAACTGACGAGCAGATTACTTCATTTCTGAATCAGTCCAATTCTGATGTGGCCAGAGAAAAAGCGAAAGCCCAGAAGCTGAAAGAGGATGCAGAAAAAGCAGAAGCACTGGAAAAAGAGCTGGAAGAACTCAAACAGCAGAACATGACGGAATCCGAGAAAGCAGAACTGGAACGCCAGAAAGAAAAAGCGGCAAATGAAAAAAGAATTTCAGACCTTGAATCTGCACTTGCAACGTCCCAGAGAGAAGCCCTTGTAGGAAAGATTACTTCCATTTTTGCTAATGCAGGAATGAAAGGAGATGCTTACACCGGAGCGATCAAAGCTTTTTCCAACATGAATGCGGATGATGCTCTTAAAGAAGCACAGAATTTTGTTGATGGAATTTCCGCAGAAAATAAAACAGCACTTGATACCGCAAAAGCAGCTTGGGAGAAAGAAGCATTGGAAAATACTCCTAATCCAGGAGGCGGTAGCGGCGGCAAACCTACAGTGAAAAGTGATGCTGCTGAATTTGCAAAAGCTTACTCAGCAAAAATGAACCAGGAAACCAAATCAGCGGACGATAACGCCCCTGTAAATATTTAAGTAAAGGAGATATAAATAATGGCTTTTATGAAAACAGAGCAGTATGAGTCCACTCCAAATATTCTCGAATCTGAGGTTGGACTTGTACTTAAAACCTACACAGCAGACCAGACAAATGCTGAAACAGTTGGAAATAAGAAAATTATTAAAGCAGGTTCCGTATATCCAACAAATGCGACAGGTGCAATCGGCATTGTATTTGAAGATGTTGATATGACAGATGATGCTAAGAGACCAATTTCTGTGATTGTTGCAGGCCGTGTTCTCGAAAAGAGACTTCCAGTAACAGTTGACACTACTGCAAAAACAGAGCTTGAAAAAGCTGGAATTGTTTTTGTAGTCACAGAAGACCCAGTATTTTAAGGAGGTATGACAAATGCCATTTAATGTATTAGAAACAATCACAGAGGAAGAGAGACTTAATTTCTCCCAGAGCTTTGATGTAAAAAGACCTGGCATCCTTGGTACCATTTTCCCAGATACAAAAACCCAGTATCTGAAAGCAGAGTATTACAGACTTATGGCTGGACAGCGACTGCCAGAGGTAGCTTTTGTTCATGCACTTGATACCGAAGCAGAAATCGGTTCCAGACCTGGCTTTGAAAAGGTACTGACCGAGAAACTTTTCATCAAGAGAAAAATCAATCAGTCTGAGAGATTACAGCAAGCTATTGAAAATGGTGTTCCAGATGACAATAATCTCAAAAAATTTGTATTTGACGATGCAGCCAATCTTTTTGAGGGCGTAGTCGCAAGGGCAAATGTAATGAAAGGCCAGTTCCTTTCCACTGGTATTGTAAAAATCAAGGAAAATCATGTGGATATGAGCATTGATTACGGCGTTACATCTGATGCAAAAGTAACACTTACTGATTGGTCTAAGCCAGACGCAGATATCATGGGCGATATCTCAAAAATGGTAGCCATTGCAGAAGATAACGGATATGTGATAAACAAAGCTCTTACTTCTCTCAAAATGATTAATTACATGAGAAACAACACTGCAATGCAGACCGCAGTTCTTGGAGCTGCAAACAAACGTCTTCTGACAAAACAGGAGCTTACAAATCTGCTTATGCAGGAGTACGGATTCACAATTGATCGCTGTGATGAAAAATATCGTTACAGAAAAGCAGACGGAACTCTGAAAACAGGAAGATACTTCAAAGAAGATGTGTTTACTCTGTATGAAGCAAATGTAAATGGTTCCTTTGGTTCCGGTCTTTGGGGCGTAACACCAGAAGAGCTTGAATACAGACAGTTTATCCAGGAAGAGAATCGTTCCTTTGTTACTCTTTCCATGTGGGCTACACCAGACCCAGTTGCAGTATGGACAAAAGCATCCGGTATGTTCGTCCCGGTTGTACCCAAAGCCAACGGCGGTATCGTGATCGGTACCAAGGCGGGGGAATAACCGGGCATAGTCTCGATGAAAACAGCCAGTCACCATCTGTAGCAAGTGCTTATGATGAATCAACACATAAGTATACAGAAAGCGAGTTGTCTAATATGACTGTATCTCAGTTAAGACAACTTGCAAGTGATAACGGCTATGCCCTGACAGCAACTAATAAGGCTGGAATAATATCAGAGATTTTATCTCAGCAAAGGTAGGTGATTAAATGGACGAACAGCTTATAGAGGATTTGACAAATTATCTTGAAGATGATGCAGAAACTGCGAGGATGATTCCTCTTTCGGCAAAGAGGGCTATTCGTTCATTTAAGAAGAAAAGGAATTATCCTTCATCTTACAGCGATGAGAAAATAAATTCCGATATGGAAAATTGCTATGATTGCATATTTGATTTGGCTCTCTTTTTCCTGGTGAAACAGGGAGCTGAATTTCAAGGATCACATTCCGAATCTTCTGTAAATAGAAGTTGGAATTCTGAAACTGAAATCTATGTAAATCATGGAGTTTTTCCATTTATCGGATTCTAAGATGGTGTGTGCGTGATACGTCAATCCTCCCACGTATCGCAGGGGTGCTTCAAATTAGGTGGGTAGAAGCAATATCTAAAAAATGGGAGTGATGGAAAGGAATAGCGATGGGATGTGAACACGAGTGTATCAACGAACACCGCTTAAAAGAATTGGAAAGTGCCGTCCATGAGATGAAAGAAAAGCATTCCAAAAGGGATGGAGTTTTTTTTGAACGTATCAATGCTTTGGAACAGAAAATTGCTTTATACAACAATGACCTGGGACACATTAAGGATACAGTTGACGAAATGAACGACAATTTAAAATCACTCATGGAAAAGCCAGGAAAGTTACAGGACAAAATAATTGCTTATGTCATAACTGGCATAATTGGTATTGTTTTAGGCTTTGCCCTAAAAGGCATTTTCCCGGTGTAAATATTGATTCCACTAACAGGGAGGACAGTGGAATGGATGATTATAAAGACTTTTCAGAAGATGAAAGAATCTTCTATTTGCGTGAAGCTGGATTTGATTCCAGAGAAAAGGAGTTATTCCGATTGCGTGTCTATGAAGAAAAAACGCTTGCAGAAGCTTCAGAAATCATGGGGTACAGTACGAGAACCGTAGACCGCATAAACAGAAAATTAAAGAAGAAAATTATGAAAGTTGCCCCGATGTATTGTCGGGGCTTTTCTTTGTATTCATAAAATGTGGCGTATTTATGGCGTTATCATGGCGTGTTAATCAACCTCTTATTATTGTAAAATATACTTATAAAAACAAGGGAGGTTTGAGATATGCAGTATGGTAATCCGTATTTTGCACAACCATTTCAACAAATACAGCCGTATCAAGATAGATTAGCACAATTACAGAATAGTTATCAGCAGGCAATGCCATACGGGCAGGCGCAGATTCAGCAACCAATACAACAAATGCCACAAGTACCACAAATCCCCATGTTGCAAGGACAGATGGTCGATGGTATTGATACCGTAAAGGCAAAAGACGTAGATATGTCTGGAAACCCTGTTTATTATCCAAAAACAGATGGAACAGAAATATATAGAAAACAATTACAGGCAGATGGAAGAAGTAGAATTTTTGTTTATCGACTTATAAATCCGGAAGAACAACAGCAACCAAAGGCAGAAGAAAAACCAATTGACATAGAAGCTATGTTTAATCAGCTTCGGAACGATGTTTGTTCTGAGATTTCCGAAATAAAGAGTATGTTTCCGACACAAATGTCGGGAACACCGGAACCCAAGCAGAATGGAGGTAAACAGAGATGAATTTTAGTCCAAACGCCATGATGAAAAAGCAATTTGAGAAAATGATTACTCAGAGGTTCGGAAGTGTTGATAACATGATGAACGATATGAGTAAATTTGCAGGGAATAATCCAACATTAAAAAATGCGTTGGATTTATATAAAAAAGGTGACGCAAGTCAATTGCATCAAATCCAACAGAATGTTTTTGAAGAAAAGCATTTATCTCCAGATGGAATTATACAGAAATTCCTTGGATTATAACACTTCCCCATAATTGGGTGATTAAGAATCGCTACAATTTGGGACGACAGCCGCGGATGTCTCCTATTGTAAATAAAATTTAAGGAGACTAAAAACATGATGAATGGTTCAAATTACAGCCTTAGCGACATTGCAGCTGCTACAGGCTCTAATAACCGTGCCAATGATATGTGGGGCGGTGATGGCTTTTCACTTATCTGGCTCGTCCTGATCTTCGCAATCTTCGGCTGGGGAGGTTTTGGCGGCTGGGGCGGCGGCTTTGGTGGTAACGGTGGAAACGGTGCGAACGGTGCCGGTTTCCAAGGATGGGCTACCCGTTCAGATATTAATGAGGAATTCGCCCTTAATGATATTCAGAACGGTATCAGAGGTATTCAGCAGGGTATCTGTGACAGCACATATTCTCTTAACAATACCATGCAGAGTGGCTTTAATGGTATGAATGTCGGAATGCTTCAAGGCTTCAACGGCGTTCAGCAGGCAATCAATGCTGATACTGTAGCCGGTATGCAGAATACCAACGCATTACAGTCTCAGTTAGCAAATTGTTGCTGCGAAACAAGAGAAGCAATCCAGGGCATCAATTATAACCTTGCCACTAACACTTGTGCTCTCCAGAACACAATGAACAACAACACCAGAGACCTTCTGGAAAACCAGAACAGCAACACAAGAGCAATCCTTGACTTCCTGACTAACGATAAGATTGCAACATTACAGGCAGAGAACTCTGATCTGAAACGTGCTGCATCCCAGGATCGCCAGTCTGCATTGCTTACAACAGAGATGTACGCACAGGCTCAGAGATTAATCAATGCAATCAACCCGGCTCCGATTCCTGCATTCCAGGTTCCAGCTCCATATGCATACGCAGGATGTAATACATATGGTAACGGTTGTTGCTAAGTAACTCACCCTTAGAGGTTGACTAAATTCTAAGAGGTGGGTTGCGGCTCACCTCTTATTTTGATTGAGAGGTAGAAATATGAGTTGTAAAAATGTTTGTAAGCTCTGCAACCGTCTTGTAATAAGCCAAGCTGTTGCGTTTACAGGAGGTAATCTTGTAATCACACTCCCAGAAGGCAGTTACAACAATGGAGAGAAATATTGTATTGTTGTTGCACAAAGTATACCAGAAGCCACTACAATTACTGCTCCGGTAATGATTCAGATAGGAACAGGAACAACTTTGTATCCGCTAGAAAATCGTTGCTGTGCACAGATTACGGCTTGTGGAATAAGAACCAGAACGAAGTACGCAACCAGAGTAGCTACAAGTGCAACTGGCGGAGTATTCAAGATGTTAGGAAATCCGGCTTGTAGTCCGAGCAACAATTTGAAAGCAATTAATGGTACAGCCCCAACGACAGAAGCACCTGTTACGCAGGCTGTTAGAAAGGGGGCACTGTAATGCATAAAGTTGCAATGGAAATGGGAAAATGGGCTATGGAAAAAGCCAAAACACATGGCTTTGATAATCTTAGTGCTCAAGACTGGGACGATTTGAAAGACTGCATGGAAGCAGTAAAATGTGCAATTTGCGCTGATAAAGATTATCGCATTGTGGAAGCTATGGATGAATGCGAACAGGAAGAAAAGTATCTTGGACGCATGGGATATGACCGTTATCGCTATTCTAATGGGCGTTTCGCTCCAAAAGGTAGGGGAACCAGAAAAGGTTATAGACCATATCTGTACATGGAAGATGATGACTGGATGGATGAGTATTTAAGCAATCCAGAATTTGAGCGCAACATGTACCGCATGGGATATCATCCAGACCGTAGTGATATGGAAATGGGTGACATGAATCGGAAGAAATCCAGATATGGCGAATCCTATGATAGATACGATGAGAATCGTAGGCACTATCACGATTCCAAAGACACGGAATCCAAAAGAAAAATGGATGATTCCATGAAGGAGTACACATCTGACATTATCCGTAATCTCACGGAGATGTGGTCTGATGCGGATGCAACGCTCAGACAGTCAATGAAAACTGACCTGACCAGACTTGTACAGCAGATGAACTAAAGCAATAAATGAATTAAGTCCTTGTCGCAAATTAATGCGGCAGGGGCTTTTTTCGTAGAAAGGATGGTGAGAAACCATGCTGAAACAATTCTATATGAACGGGGACTTGTGGAAAGTTCGCTTTGTTTCGCCCCATGATAATGTTCTGATTGACCGTACAGGGCAGAGGACACTTGCTGTATCTGATTACTCCACAATGACAATTTCGATTGCAAACAACCTGCATGGCGAACTTCTAAATCGTGTATTTATCCATGAATTAGGTCATTGCGTGATGTTCAGCTATGGTTTACTTCCAGAGCTTCACCGTATGGTTAAGAAACGATATTGGGTGGATGCAGAGGAATTTGTATGCAATATTCTGGCAGACTATGGACAGTTTGTTATTGGCACAGCCAGAGATATTTTGGGAAACCAGTTCACATATGTAGCTCCCATTGGGGCAGAAAGGATGATTGCGTAAATGGCAAAAGCAGAAAACACAATTATTTTTGATGGCATTCAGTACAATCCAGGTGATGAATTGCCTGATTTAGGCAGTTGGGTATGTACAGATGCAAAAGGTATGGTTCGTGATTACGAGGGACTTTCAAAAGATGTATCAAAGCTCCCACATTATGTACAGAGCGGTTCTTCGGCGTTGTGCCTTGATACCTCTGAATTATACGAGTATCACAAACCTACAGACACATGGTACAGGTTGTAAAGGAGAAGCGTATGGCATTAACAGCAAAAAAAGTATATGCAATATTAAAACGCCAGATTTCTGATATGGAATCACAACTGAATCATCCAGTTAGATATAAAGGAACAGTCGCTACAGCAGATTTACTCCCACTAAATCCAGCTATTGGTGACATGTACAATATTGAACAGAAATCAATATATGGCGAAGCAGGAATGAATGTTGCGTGGAACGGAGTAGTATGGGATACCATGGGCGCTCCGATTGATATGTCACTTTACATTAAAACGAACGAATTGGCAGATTGGGCAAAACAGCAGAATAAGCCAACATATACAGCGGATGAAGTGGGGGCGTTGCCCGCAGATACAAAAATTCCAACAAAGGTCAGCGATCTTGAAAATGATTCGAACTACCTTTCTGGAACAGACAATACCCTGAGCTTATACGGAAAGGCTGCGGATGCCAAGATCGTAGGCGATAAACTGAATAAAATAACTGAAATTCTAAATGCAAACGAGGTAAATATTGAAAATGCATTATCCAATTATTTTGCGCTCAGAAGAACCGGGAAAGTGTTTACCACAAAAATCTATAAATACGAAACATCCACAAGTCCAATCGGTGTGAAAATGAATGCCAACGAGAACATGGTCGCAGAGCCATCTGTAGGCAGGAAAGAGGGCAGGGATGATTACGATCAGTATGGTTTATTCCATCATTTTACCTGCAATTTTTCCGTGGACGAGGACGGATTTAACCATGTAGACGTTTTGGAGGGACAAACCGGATTTTCGAAATATGGGAAAGTGCAGGTAGGAGAAGTTACGATGAGCGCATGGTTTGGCATCGAAGATACAGCAGATGCAATCCTCTATCATTATTCCGATACCCAAACAGAACTGACACCGTATCCGATGAAAGAATCCGTTAATCCAGACGGAACAATCAGCCCATTTATGATCCACGCCAAGTATGTGGCAGGAGATATTGATGGAGTACCATACTCGTCTAAAGGGCTAGCGCCAGCCAATGGTAGCCAGGCAATACAGGCTAGAAATCCGGTCAGCTACACCGGAATGATAACCTATATGCACAAACTTGGTAAACATTATTGCGGCACAACGAGTTGGGATCTGTTTTACAGGCAGCTTATGATGATTATCAAATACGCAACCACACACAGCCAGAGCGTTATGGCTGGATGCACCTCATACAACAACCAGGATCAGAATCTGGTAGAAGAAACCGGAGTAATGAGAGTTGTGCTGACAAAAGCACAGGCGACTTACTACCCCGTTGGCTCCTACGTTTCTATTGGTGATATCGGAGCCAATACAAACAGAGACCGATACTACAAATACATACACAACAAAGCTTATAGCGTAAAAGTTGTAAAAACCGAGGATGTAGATGAGAGTAATACAGCGGTATATGTGGATGCACCGGAACCGTTTGACACAACACTAACCACATGGATATCATCAATGCCATGGCATAGTGGAGCAACTGATGAGGTAGCCGGTTCGGATGGATCGCCGAACAGCAACACCAGTGGAAAATACCCGTACAAAATTCAGGGTATCGAGACCTGCATCGGAGCCTACGAAGTCCTTGGGAACGTAGTTATGGATATTGTTACGGGTGCAGACGGAAATCCGGCCAGAGATGTCTACGTATGCGAAGATGCAAGTACATTAACAAGTGATATTACAACAGTACGAGCAAACTATAAAAAGGCTATCGCACAGGTAGTCTACACAAATGCATCGTGGCAATACATCACGGAAGAAACAACAGACCAGAACCTTGGAATTATGATACCTACGAAAGTAGGCGGAGGAACATCAACTGGATTTGCAGATGGAGTGTATACAGACTCAAATACATCCGGACAGAGAGAGTGGCTTTCGCTGGGCTATTTGGGCCTTGGCGGGGATGCTGGCCTCTGGTTTCTCTCTGCGTTCATTGGCTTGGCGTACGCGTACTGGCATATCGTCTCTGGCGTTTCTCCAAACGGCACAAGGGGTGAATGGCAGGCCACCGCCTGACAGAGGGGCTTTCCCCTATAAATAAATAACGGACTTGTAACGCTAAACGGGCGATTTCCTTTCGGCTTTCGCTGGGCAATTTGAACAATGGCGGGAATGCTGGCCTCTGGATTCTCAATGCGAACAATGGCTTGACGAACACGAACTGGAATATCGTCTCTGGATTTTCTTGAAAATATTTGGATTCAGCGTTACATTTCGCTCCGCAGGAACGGAGTCACCTGAAAGCAGGTGCGTGGGGCATACCCCCAAAATACGATTGAAGCCACATCGCCCAGCTGGGAACCAAGAAACCTGACTGGACGGACACATGGCGCAGTAGGCCGTGGTGTGGAGTGAGTAGAAAAACCGAAAACTCCTGTATCAAGAAACGAGGATAGAAATTGAAACGATATTGTAAAAATATACAACTTGATAAAGATTGGATTATAGCCTGTATGCTGGAATGTTTTTCAGACAAATGGAAACGGCGTGACGTGGCAGGATTCCTGGCTGGATATCAGACCGGAAAACCGATGTCAGTCAGGGCTGTAATCGGATTAATCCAGGAAAATAGAGGCAACGTGAACCTATTACTGGAAAGAGCAGCGGAAAACCTGACAAGGGAAATTAAAGAGCGTGATGTTCATTTCCCGGAAATACACTACTCCATGAGATATGATGGGAACTCTGGAAAACTCAGAGAGATAGGCGTGGAGAGCATAAAACAGCAGATTTACAACTATGTGGCTGTCAATGCTCTAAAAGAATTATTTGAAAGAAAGATAGGGAAATATCAATGTGCCAGTGTACCAGGGCGTGGCCAGGTATACGGAAAGAACGCAATAGAAAAATGGATCCGGAAGAACCCGGATAAAACAAGATCAGGAGCCAAAGCAGATGTGCGGCATTGTTATCCATCCATTAACACAGTAAAACTCATGAGTTTTCTGAGAAAGCAGGTTAAAAATGACGACCTGCTTTATTTGGTGGAGAAATTGATATCATCATACAAACAAGGGCTATCCATCGGCTCTTATCTGAGCCAGTGGTTATGCAATTACTATCTTAGTTTTGCCTATCATTATGCGCAACAAAAACTATTTAAGATGCAGAGAAGACGTGGACAGGAGAAACGGACAAGGTTGTTTTACAAAATTATCTTTTATATGGATGACATTTTAATTTTGGGATCACGAAAAGCAGACGTCAAAAAGGCCATGCTCATGCTGATTCGATTTCTTAGAGATGAGCTGGGCCTGGAGATAAAACCAAACTGGAAACTGTTCCAGGTTGACTATATCGGCAAAGACGGAAAGCATCATGGAGATTGCATTGATATGATGGGCTACAAAATATACAGAGATCACACAGAAGTTCGCCGGAGTATATTCATCAGGGCAAGACGGTCATATCTGAGATTAAGAAAACAAATACAGCACCATATGGAGATACCAATAGATCTGGCATGCCGTTGTGTTTCGTATTTTGGCTGGTTCAAAAATTCAGATTCCGATCACTTCAAAGGGAAGTATGGAATAGAACAACTAATGAAATACGCAAAAAGGAGGGTAAGCATTGAAAGCAAGATTCACAACAGAACAGCCAGTGTTCAGCTGGCAACCGCTTGATAACGGAATGGTTGATGTGACAATATGCCTTAACGGGAAGGAAGTCACAGAAGAAAATCAGCAGATGTTGGAAAAAGAACAGTATATTACTGTAACAGATACGTTCTGGGAGTATGATTTCCACCAATTCCGGGAAAAAGTGGAAAATATAAACCGTGAATCTGTGGAAAAGAACCCAGAAAAATATCTGGAATATGAACCACAGAAAGAAAAGACATTGGAGCAAAAGGTTCAGGAGCAGGAGAAAACGATCAAGATGTTGACTTCCTGCCTGCTGGAAATGTCAGAGGCGGTTTATGCGTAAATTATTAATCAATTTATTTTTGCTATGCGCAGGAAAGGATGGTATTAGAATGATGGCAATGTTATGGGCACAGGAAATTATGAATCAGGAAACAGTAGAGGGCGCAAAGAAAATGTATGCAAGGGTTCCACGTCTCTTAAAAGAAAAGGTGAAGGATATTCTGATTCAATCTGGAATGAAGGAAATCACTGAATAAATGACAAATTTACAGATTATATAAGCAGGTAATTTCTATGAGAGGATTAGTCCGTCAAAAACAAAAAGTATATTGGTCACGAATATCTGAAAAAACAAAAGGATTAGACCGCATTAAGGTTTATGAGAAACCAGTTCTATTTTCTTTTTCCGTATCATCTACAGCCGGAACGCCAGAAGAAATTGCAGCCGGAATAGTGCCGGATTATGACAGGTACATTACAAGCTTTAATCGAAATTTTCATCCACAGGAAGCTGACATATTTTGGATAGACAGAATCCCACAAATAAGCGAGGATGGAAGTCTTATTTTGGACGAAGATGGAGAACCTACAGTATTGCCAGACTACACACTAAAGAAGATTTTAGACACACAAAAAGGCAATATTGCCAGATACGGAATTTCCAAGAGAGGAAACGAAGATGGGTAAGACAATAAAATGCGACTTATCAACGAAATCTATTCAAAATGCCATCAAAAAATTAAAAGCTTACCAAAATGAAATACAGAGGAAAAATGAGATTTTTGTAAAACGATTGGCTGAAATCGGGTTGGATGTTATTCAAACGACCATGGAGTCAATCCCGGATGAAGAAAAAGGCTCTTACTATACAGAAATCATTAACGATCAAAACGGAAATATCGTCGGGGCTTCTGTTAGACTATCTGGTGAAAAAGTGTTGTTCATTGAATTTTCGGCAGGAATAACATACGGTACAAATGATTATCCTTTATCTAGTGGAAATTCTTACGGAATGGGAACATATCCTTCCCAAAAAGAAAAATCAGACTGGGACAATCCAAACGGCTGGTGGTACACAGATGAAAGCGGACATCCACACCATTCATATGGAAATAGAGCGTACATGCCTATGTATCACGCAGAACAAGCCGTTATTATTGCTGTTCGCAAAATTGCCAAAGAAGTGTTCTCTTCCTAAAGATGATACTAAAGTATACTGAATGATACCAACCAATTATGTTATAATTACAGTGTTAAATTGTAGCATAAAATGCAATGCGTTCACTTTAAAAGTGGGCGCATTTTTTATTGTGAGGTGGTGAAAGATATGCCGGGCACAATAGAATCTCCTGTATTGGAAGTTTTTTCAAGGTGGGGAGCGGCTGTTTCTAAGATTACTGGCGCAGACAATTATTCCATGGATGGGAGTGAAACAAATGCTTCCGGAAAAAAGGCATATGCACAGCTTTATATGCTCGGAAATCCAATTACGAGAGGTGACCTTGAAGGGGATGAATGCGCAACAATGCCATCATTTCAAGTAAATTGTTTCACCTCTGGGAGCAAAGCACTAACCAGAGTGTATGAATTGGACAAGATAAGCCACAAAACTATGGTGAGCATGGGATTCCGCCGTACATACGGCCCGGAGCCTATGTTTTTTGGTGACAGTGGAATCAAAAAACTTGTGAGTCGATACAGCCGGATATATACAGGAACTTTATTAGATTAGGAGCAGAAATGATTCTATTTTTTTACCAAAAAATATGAAAGGAGAATGCCGAATGAAAGCAGATAAATTACTTTGGCTGAAAGCCGCAGGAATTAGAGCTGTAAAAACAGTCGCACAAACAGCGGTAGCAACCATCGGAACCGCAACTGTAATTGGCAGTGTTGACTGGAAAATGGTTCTATCCGCGTCTTTACTTTCCGGCTTTTTATCACTGCTTACATCTGTAGCAGGATTACCAGAACTGAAAACAGACAAAGAAGAGTAGAAAGGCGGTGATCCGCTATCTCCCGGCACAGGGTTACGTGCAAGAGAGTCATAGAGCCAGTTTATAGTTTGATAGAAAGAAAAGGAGATATAGCAATGGCAGAAAAAGGCAATATTGCTGGTGTATCTACAGTTGGTTCTCTTACTGGATATGCCATTGAAACAATGGCTGGTACTAAGCCTGCAAAATTTATAATGCTTCACAGAATCAACGCTTCTGACGAAATTACCATTGATGTAGAGACGATTGATGCGTCTGCACTGGAAGACGAAATTGAAAGAACAATTGCTGGACGTGGTTCTACAGGTGGAACATTCAATGTAACAGTAAACGTTACAGACGAAACAATTGATGAGTGGGAAAAACTTATTGCTGCATACAAAACTGGAAAGGCATCTGGCTTATCAATGTGGTATGAAGAGTATTTCCCTTCTCTTCAAAAGGCATTTTTTACCAAAATTGAGCCACCAACAAAGATTCCAAAACCAGCCAGAGACCAGAACGGACTTCTTACAGTTTCCATGTCTCTGACTATCAATGAGTATGTTGGTGCTGATACCGCGATTAAGCCAACAGAGGAAGAGTAATTATTATTGGGAGGATAGGCCATGTATAAAACATTAACTATTGGTGGAAATGACTATAAACTAGAATACACAATTGAGGCATCTCTATATGCTGATTGTGTTAAAGGAACAGCTGAATTATTTTCTTCACTCGCACTGGCATCTGATGAAAAAGATGTTTCTAAAATTATAGCCGGAGTTTCCAATATTCCACAGACTACACTTACAGTATTTTATGCCGGACTCATGGAACATCACGGAGATCATCCAGATGGAGATGGGAAAGTTCCAAACATTGCGGCAGCTAAAAGACTTCTTGCAAGTTATCTTCGCGAACATTCTGGTGATGAAACTGGAAATTTCTACGGAGTTCTTGAACTTTGCATTGAACAGATGGAGGAAGATGATTTTTTCAATCTGACCGGAATCGGGACATTTCTGGACGAAGTGTTCAAGAGTTCCAAAACAAAGAAGAAATCAGTAAATCCGCAGAAAAAAGCTACCGAGAAGTAATTTGGGGTGAACTTTATCCAGAAGCTGTAAGAATTGGCATGAGTAAACGTGATTTTTTGCATTGCACCATAAAAGAGTTTCAACTTCGATTAAAAGCTTGGAGAAACCAAAAAGAAGATGAAATTAATCAGAAGAGCAAATTGATTGATTATCAATCCTGGGTTTCTGGTGCGTATGTTCAAATTGCTATAGCAAGTGCACTTTCTTCCAAGGTTTCATACCCAAAAAAGCCATTTGGAAGTGATGATAAAAAAGAATTGCTTCCAGAAAAGATTTATGATGAAAAAACAGAAGAGGAATTAAAGCAAGAAGAAAGATACTTTGAGCTTCTTGTAAAACAAGCAAATGCGAAACTTGACGAGATAGGTAACGAAGAGGGCAGGCAGGATGATTAGTCTTGTCTGCCCTTTATTTTTTTATGCAAAAAGGAGGGAAATTGAAAATGGCGGATAACACCATTGATACCCTTGATTTACAGGTTAGAAGTAGTACGGCAAAAGCTGTTCGGTCACTTGAGAACTTATCAAGAAAACTTTTGAACGTAAACAGTTCATTTAAGAATCTGAATACAGGTGGATTGCGCCATTATGCCAGAGAAATAGGAAGAGTATCTGCATCCATAAAAACATTAAATGGTGTTAGAGTTTCCTTACCTAATCTTGGTGGTCTTACAAAGCAACTCACCAGCATATCACGTGTAAATTTTTCAGCATTGGATGGAAGCGGGAAATCACTTAAAGATTTTGCGTCTGGTTTATTGTCTATCAGCGGTTTACAGAATATTTCTGTACCCAAAATAGATACTAAAAATATTAATTCAGTAACAAAAGCTATTGAAAAGCTTGGAAAAGTTGATTCTTCAAATGCACAGCAAACAATTAACAGTATACAGAAAGTGGCACACTCTATGTCTGTTCTTAATACTGTTGATTTTAGTGGTTCAAAAGTAATCCAAGGAATTAATGCAGTCAAAAGGCTAATGGAAGTCAAAACGGATAATTTTGACACAACCACTTTGGATAAAATTGCAAATTCCATGAAAAGCTTTTCTGATCTCCCAGATGTATCTTCCAGCACCAACCGTTTTGTTTCTTCTTTACAGAAACTTGTAAATGCTGGTGATAAGGCAAAACAGGTAGAAGTTGCACTTCCTGGGCTTGGAAAACAATTAAAATCTGTGATAAAAACGCTGTCCAGAGTGGGGGATGTTTCCGAACCAACTAATTTATTTGTACAATCCATCGGAAGACTGGCAAGTGCTGGAAACAAGACTAGCCAGACCGCTGGACAATTGCAAAATCTGGCGCAAGAAACAAAGAAGTTTTTCAAAGTAATGGAACATGCTCCAAAAATCAGTGAGAATACCATCCGCATGACGGAAGCACTGGCGCAGTTGGCAAGTGCTGGCGGCAAGGTGAATACTGCAACAAATTCCATATCCAGTGCTTTTTCAAAATTATCATCTGGTACATTGAGTCTTGGAAATCTTGTAAGTAAAACTGCTTCTAAAATTGGTGGTGGCATAAAAACTATCATTGGTTGGTTTCAGCGTCTTGGAAGCGGTAGCTCTGGACTGAAAACTGCATCCTTTAATCTGAGCGCACTCTTTAAAACTGCAATTGGATTTAAGGCAATCCAAGGTCTTGTTGACTTTGGAAGAAGCGCAGTTGATTTAGGCTCTCAAATTACAGAGGTTGAAAACGTTGTAGATGTTGCGTTTGGCAGCATGTCTGATAAAGCTTATCAATTTGCATCCACAGCAAAAGAACAATTTGGATTATCAGAATTGGCGGCAAAGCAATATTCTGGAACCATGATGGCAATGATGAAATCATCTGGTGTTGCGCAAGATGCAGCTTCTAAAATGTCAATTTCTCTTGCTGGATTAGCCGGGGATATTGCATCATTTTACAACATTGATACAGATACTGCTTTTCAGAAAATACGCTCTGGAATTTCCGGGGAAATTGAACCTTTGAGACAATTGGGCATTAATTTATCCGTTGCAAACATGGAAGCTTACGCCCTTTCAAGGGGAATTACAACATCTTATAATGCAATGTCCCAAGCTGAAAAAGTTGCTCTTCGATACAACTATTTAATGTCAGTTACAGGAGATGTGCAAGGGGATTTCGCCAGGACAAGCGGCACCTGGGCGAACCAGGTTCGTTTACTCACTCTGAACTTCCAGTCACTTTCCGCAGTAATCGGGCAAGGTTTGATTGCTGGCATTCTTCCTGCTATTCAAGCTCTCAATGCGCTTATGTCAAAACTTATGCAAGCTGCGAATGTGTTCCGTAACTTCATGTACGTATTGATGGGGAAGAAACTAAAAGGTTCGCAGAGTGGAGTTAGTGATATCGTATCTAATTTAGGTGGTATAGAAACAGCTGGTGATGACGCATCTTCTGGACTTGATGACGCTACATCATCTGCTAAGAAACTGAAAAAGGCACTTTCTGTATTACCATTCGACCAATTAAATCAGCTTACCGATAATTCTGATAATTCTGGAACCGCATCTAAAAGCCTTGGTTCTGGACTTGGCGATTTGGCTGATAGCTTTGCAGGAATACAAGATTCCTTGGACGAAGTTTTGACTGTCGATGAAACACCTATTAACAAATGGGCTTCCAAAATTAGAAAAGCATTCCTGGCGAAAGACTGGGAGGGTGTAGGAACTACTATTGCCGATATGCTTAATCTCGGAATGAGCAAGGTGTATGAGGTTATTAACTGGAAAAATGTTGCCCCGAAAATAACTGAGTTTACAGACGCATTTACAAGAGCATTCAATTCATTAAATACCAGACTTGATTTTGACTTGCTTGGAAGAACTATCGGGACGGGAATCAACACAGCTGTAAATACTCTTAATCAGCTTATTGGTGATGGCGGTATTGATTTTGGATTAATCGGCAGAAATATTGGTGATGGGTTAATCGGCGCACTGGATGAAATCAACTGGACTAATCTGGGTGAATTGCTTGGAAATAAGTTTATGATTTCCTGGAAAATGCTATCTGGATTTGTAAAACGTATGTCAGAAGAGGACGGCGCTGGTGTAACTGGTTGGGATAAGCTTGGTAGTTCACTTGGAAAAGCTTTAAATGGCGCTGTGTCCAAAATTTCCATGAAGGATATTGCAGATTCTTTATCTGGAATTCTAAATGGAGCGTTTAGAAGCTTGGCTGCGTTTACCAAAACTGTAAACTGGGATGAACTTACTAATAATATCACAGAGGGAATTTCTACTTTCTTGAAAAAAACAAACTGGAAAGAAAATGGACAAGCACTTGGAGATTTCATATCTCACCTGTGTACGGCGTTGAAAAATACGCTTACAAAAGACACTTTCTATGAGTTCGGACAAGGAGTTGGAACATTCCTTGGTGGATTGCCATGGGGTGAAATCCTTAGTACCGCAGCTGATTTGATTCTTGGTGGTTTATCAAGTGCCTTTAACGGATTGGTGGACGGATTAAAAGAAGACCATCCGCTTGTAGGAAGTCTTGTTGATATTCTTGGAAAAGCCTTTCTTGCTGTAAATGTTCTTAAAGTAAGTGGGATTGGAGAACTTGCATGGAACCTTATTGATCACATTGGTGAAAAAATTATTGCCAAAGAAAATGCTAAAATGATTGCTGAAAAATTAGCAGATGTCCTTGGAGATGGCACAAGTGGAGCAAAAGAAGCAATAAAAGATTTGGGAGATGAAGCAGAAGCAGCAGGAAATGGCGGGTTTACTACACTTGCAGAAAAGATAAAAAATCTCGGTGATGTCGCACAAACAGCTGGTGGACAATTCCAAGGATTTTGGGGATACGCAACCAATTTGGGTGCGACTGCATTTGTCGTGGAAGGTCTTGGACAGGTAAAAAAAGCTATGGACTTTAAAGATTCCACAGCTGACGCATTCAACGATTTTGAAGTTGTTAGAAAAGCATTGAAAATCATCGAAGACCAAACTGGAATCTCTGGCGATAAACTTATCGGACTTGGCGGTGATTTAAAAAATGTGAAAGATAATGCATTTGATTTTGATGGACAGCTCCAAACCGTAGAAACATCACTTGAAAATCTTGGAATTTCTTCTGATACATTTAAGCAAGCATTAAAACAAGCAATGGAAGAATCCGATACCGCCACAAATTCTCATGTAAGCAATATTAATGAATATATCGGTACGATGGGGACAGAATTTGATAATGCGAAATCTGCACTGGAAAGACTTTCAGATCAAGCAGTAATCACTCCATCGCAGTTTGATGAATTAAGCACTGTCCTTCAACAGCAAGAATCATCTGGTGCAACAGCTAGAGCCGCATTCCAAGCATTGATGGATAAAATGGCAGAGATGGGAATTGACACAAGAAAAGTTATAAAAGCTTTTTCAGAAGATGTTCCGAAAGCTTCATCAACAATGAGCAAATCAGTTGCAACAGCATCCGAATCCGTATCATCCAAGATAAAAACTGGCTTTGGTCTCGCCAATACTGCCGTAAGCACGGCAATGGCTGGAATGAAAAAAAGCACAGAAAGCACAATGCCTTCCATTTGGTCGAAGATAAAGAACACGAATGATGATGTTGAAACCAACTCTAAAACCAATTGGGGAAATTCTGCAAGTGCTGTATCGACAGCTCTCGGAACCATGGACACTGATACCAAAGATATAATGGGTAAGGTTATGACCACCATTCAAAGTTATTGGTCTTCTGTTCTTATCAATACAAACCAGATTTGGGAAAAGGCTTCTGGCAAGGTTGATACAGAAACCGAAAACATGAAGACTTATACAGAATCTAACTTATCTGGTATTTCAGATTATATCACAAGTCTGTTCAAAAATGATTTAACATCAATGGGTCGGGAAACTGCACAATCTTTCGCTAATGGTATGAAACAAGTTCGGCTACCAACATTAACATATCGAATCTCTGAATGGAGAAAGCATAACCTCGGAAACGGGAAAACCAGTTCTACGCCAGTTTATAAGCCTAATTGGTACGCCAAAGGTGGTCTTTTCAATGGCGCACAGGTAATTGGCATCGGTGAAGCTGGTTCTGAAGCCGTTCTTCCTCTGGAAAATCCACGAACCATGAAGAAGATTGCAGACAGCATTGTTTCCAGTTCGGACGGAAGCATGGGACTTACAAAAGAAGAAATGGCAAAAGCAGTAGCCCAGGGAGTTGCAATGGCAATGAGTATGAACAGCGGAAACAAGAATCCGCAGTACATTATGAACAGCATTATCCTGGACGGAAGTGAAATTGCGAAAGCAGTAACAAAAGCCCAGAATGATACAGATAGCCGTTTCAAACCGTCCCCGGCATATTGATTTTTGACTGATTGTGTGGTATAATTTCTTCAATGAAGAAGTACACACGGTCTTGATTTTTTGAGCCGCTAAGAAGAAATTAACATTTCTCAATTTTGAGGAATTTTTATCTTACTTGGCGGCTCTTTTTTATTTTAACCGTTAATTTTGGTAAAACCAACAGGCTAGACCGATCATCGAAAAGCGGAAATGCCTTGCCGCCTGCCTGTTGATTTACATACAGTTCAAGGCACTCTTTTATACGAAAGGCAGGTATTAATCTATGGCAAAGAACTTTAATTATCGGAAATATTACAAAGAATACTACGGAATTGAGTTTGGAAATGAATTTGATATTCACCATATAGATATCAACAGAGAAAACAACGAGATCAATAATTTAATTTTGCTTCCTAAAAGGTTACATCTTAAATATCATTATAGTTTATCTGGACTATATCGTACTTCAGAAGATAACGGGCTTATGAAAATATACCTTATACCATATGCTTTTGACGATATAGAAAAATATTTGGAAATTGCTCATCAAATGGAATCATGGGCGAATTTCAAACATACGCTTGATACATTGTTAAAATCTGGCGTTAAGAAACATGAGATTCGTAACCTTGTCGGTTTTGATAAGCACTTTCTCCCAGAAGGTATTTCGTGGAAATAATTGATAAATTCAGTGGGCTAGGGTAGCTCCCGAAAGTCTCACCTCCAAGAGACAAGCTCACTGTTTTTATAAAATTTGGAGGGGAAATGAATGGAGGTCATTTTATGTCAGTATTTAGAGTACACAAAACCAAAAACTATACGGTGATGAGTAATCATCATTTGAGAGATAAAAATTTAAGTCTGAAAGCAAAAGGGCTTTTATCAGTCATGTTTTCTTTGCCAGATTCTTGGAATTATTCCATACCAGGTCTATGTTCAATTTTAAAAGAAAATGAAACAGCGGTGAGGTCTACCATAAAAGAATTAAAGGAGACAGGATATCTTATTGTCGATAAGAAAAAGCCTTGTAAAGAAGAGGGCAGATCAAAGTTTGAATATGTTTATAATATTTACGAAACGCCACAGGAAATAGAAGAAAATGAAGATAAACAAGATGCTCCAAAGCAAGGTGTAGAAAGCCTAGCCCTAGAAGCTCCAGATGTAGAACACCACCCTCATAATAAAAGAACTGATATATCAAATACTGATGAATCAATAACTGATATATTTAATACTGATTTTATTAACCCAAAAAAAGAAAAGAAAAATGCATACCACTCTAACGAGTGGTTCAATTCTCAACATATCAAAAATATGTTGACCGAGGAGAGCATCCAGTATACTCCAATAGACCGTAAATCTTTTAACTGGTCTGCATTCAAGAACCAGGTTTCAGTACGGCTTGAAGAATTGGGATATACGACAAGCCCATATACAACCAACCGCTTCCTGGTAGTATCGAAGTATTTCTTCAAGAGGTACGAAGAACGAACCAGAAAACCACACACAAAAATCAATCAAGACGCTTTGGATAATATCCTGGACAAGTTTGGATTCGGGCCAAATCCAGATTACTTCCAGAATGTTGAGATTGAAACATATATGAAAGTGATTGATGAATACTTTGGCACTTCATTTAGTGAGTACACGGATCACCATTATTCGCATTTCATGTCTGGCTACATACGGAAAAATTTGTTAATGAAAATTGAGGACAGGGAGGACACACTATGATATTTTGGCTATCAATAATCATTTTTGCAGTCGGCGTTGTTATTCTGATTGCAAATAGAATAGGAGAATCTTTAAGCTACGAATATGAGTATTCAAATGTGAGTGGATTTATATTGTCTTTTGGCGTGGTAATTTCCTTCATCAGTGCAATATGGTTCCTGGTATTTGGATTGATTTTACTTATCACTCAAACTAATATTACCGCCACCAGACAGGCAAATGCCGAGAAATACAAAGCATTGACTTACAAACTGGAAAATGAAGCTTGCCGAGATCAATTCGGACTTCTCAACAAAGAAATTATTGACGAGGTACAGAGATGGAATGTAAAAGTAACTTACTACAAAGCAATGGAGGATAACTTCTGGGTTGGAATTTATTATCCAGATGTGTACGGTGATTTGGGAACGATTGATTATGAGACATATGAGGGTAATTAATTGACATGATAAAATAATCAAATCCGTTTCAAAAACCGCTCACAAGATAAAATATAGGCACAAGCCAAGAAAATTGAAATTTGAGCCAAGAAATTAATTAATTGTGGAGAATTAAAATATATGAGCCAAATAGGAACAGAACTTCCAACAGAATATTCAGACCGTTTCGATAAATTACGACAGAATAGGGTTGAGGTAAGCTTTTACAAATATGGCACAGCAAAGGATAACTTCGGGGAGAAGCTGGTAAACACCTTGGAATCCCACGATATGTGCATCAAAAAGTATCGTGAGACTGGGAACACAGAATATCTTTGCGATGCAGCTAATTATTTGATGTTTGAATTTATGTACCCATCAATCAAAGGTGCGTATTTCAAAGCTACTGACAGCGGAGAAAGTGCCGGAGTAGCTGGAACACCGATTAATCAGCTGAAGGGGAAGTGGTATTGATGGATTTTAAGCAGACTTATTTTTCCATCTGGCAAGAAATATGGAATCTCCACAAGAAATACGCTTTTATTTCAAAGGACGATATTCCCAAGTGGGAAAATCTCACCATGGAAGCAAGCCGGATTCACGATAAATACTCCGATTCGGTCGGCGCGAAATTTGCAGAAGCTCTTTTGTTTGCCGTAACTGCGGAAATTGATAGAAAAGCGAAATAGTGCTTCCAGAATACGTCCCAATGTGGTACAATATGGGTATCATACTAAGGAGGGGGATATTTATGGCACTGATTAAATGTCCAGAATGCGGCAAGGAAATAAGTGATAAAGCGGCAAGTTGCCCGAACTGTGGATTCCCGATAACACAGGGAAATGTAACACAGGAACCGCCACAGAAGCAAAAGGAATACGACATTGAGATGTTAGATTCCATGAGAATCAAGGCTTCAAAAGCGAATATCGAGGTTTACTACAAAGGAAATTTGTTACTTGAAGCGAATCCTATGGATTTTGTATTGAATTATGATAAGGAAGAACCAGACGATTTAGGGAGAGTACAGTTGAAAGTTGCTTTTTCAATTCCGAAATATGCAAAGCCTTTCAAAATTTGCTTATCAACAGGTTCTTCCGCATATGAACAGGCAAAGGAATTTACAACAGAGATTGCGGAGAGGTATTTCAAAAAACAATATGTTGTTGAATGGTATATGCTAGACAAGAGTGTAATGGATAATTGCGACAGGGGCGAAGCAAACAAGGCCAGAACAACTATTGAGAATATCGAAAAACCTAAAACATATTCTGCACCAAAACCACAGTACACAACACAGCCGACAGCTACCAAGAAAAAGAAAAAAGGGGGATGCGCAAACTATTTTGGTTTTATCTGCCTTGTGTTTATTCTAATTGGCTGGTATTCATCTAAAACAGAGAAAACAGCAGATACATCCAAAACACAGACGGAAAAATCCAGTAGTTACGAAAGAAAAGCAACTCCTACAGTAGAAGAGAAAAAACAGAATGTGGCTCCAATTACTTTTGATGATGAATTACAAACATTTAATTCTGGTGAATATTCTTATATCACTGACAGCGATTTATATAAATATGCAGTCAATATGAGCGGAGCTAAAATTTATACTGTAGCAACAATAAGTGAGATTAAAGACAATAAGGTGCAAGTTACTATTGGTGATAAATATATGATGAGTAATTTTAATGTATCTGATAGTAAATTGTATGCAAAATATGAAAGCGGTCTTAAAGATGATGATGTGGTTGCTATTCTTGGAACAGTATCAAATGTAGATTCATGGGGATTTATGGGAGATTCCATAAATTTAGAGAATTGTATGGTATTTGCAAAAGGTGATGAAGCTAAAAGCTATAAAAAGGATGTTTCAGATGATAGTTTATCACAGTATTTTGTAGTGACAGAAGAAGTTGCTAATTCAAAAGAAGTTTCAGAGGACGAATACAAGGCACTTTGCCAAACATTGGACTATAATGATATATTGAGAAATCCTGACAGTTATGATAAAAAACATTGTATTGTCTCTGGAACAATAGATCAGTCATTAGAAGGAATATTCGGTGGATATACGTTGTATATTGTTGACGGAAACGGTAATAAATGGGATTGTTCATATAGCTATGAGGATGGCGAAACACATTACCTAGAAGGAGATTGGGTAACAGTATACGGAACTTGTAGCGGAACATCAAATTCTACAACACTTCTTGGGAAACAAGTTACATTGCCAAGCATAGATGTTGAATACATTAACTGATAAGATTAGGGCTAGGGAGAAATTCCTAGCCTTTTTGCTGTTATAAAAATAGAGCCAAGACTTCTTGGCTCTACGGCAATCATGCGATTTCTACTCTATATGCAATCATCATTTCTTTAATCACACCAATGTAAATTTCTTTCAGTCGCTTATCTTGCATAATTACGGACAGTTTACTAATCTGATTAATCAGCTCTTTTGTGCAACCTCTTTCCTCAGCTCTAGAAATCGCATTTCTAAGTTTCTGATCCAATCGGCAACCAGCTCTGTCCGATAATCTACGGTAGCTTTCGTTTCTTGCGGCGGCATATTTATTTCCGAATGAATAAGTGAAATCGTCACTCTCAGCAATCTTTGAAATACATCTGTTCACCCACTTCTCTGTTCCAACATCGGAATCCGTTCCCTTAAAGGTATCAATGATGGTTTTCATGTTCTTCTCTTGTTGGTCGGCACGTTCCTTAATTTTCTCTTGTTCCTCGGAAAGACGCTTCTGCTGTAAATATGTATTTGCTTGCATATCCCACAACTGTTTAAACATCTGCATTTCTGGTGGAAGTTCCTGGACTGCTACTTGAATTTCTCTTGAATGGAAATAGTTCTCCACAAGTCTGTCATAGGCTTCCCATGCCTTATCAGTATTTAAAGACTTTGCGTGTAGAAATGTTCCTTTTTCTGTCCAGAGGTATAAAGTATGAATATTTGGCAAAAGGTCAATTTGTCCGCTTGCTCTAAATTCCTTTAACTTATCCCCTGTTAAGCATATATAATGTTTTCCCTCAGTGTATCTGTCTTTGTTGCGATTAAAATTTCTTGTAATTGTATCCGTACTGGTTCCATACGCTTCTGCAATCTGCTGTGTTGTAAGAACAATAATCCGATTATATTCTACTTTTTGTAACCCGTTCATATATAAAAAACCTCCTGTGAAATTTTGATTTTTTATTTGCAAACAGGAGGCATACAGTGTTATAATTTGTATAGCCTCCTATTTGGTGGCAGAATCATTTAAGAGATTCTTAACTTTGGTCGGTACGGAATCTCTTATTTTTATTTGTTTCTTACTTTTACATAATCTCTATAATCCGTTCTATCTTTCAAATACTGTACAGTATCTTCTGCCTTTACATCTATATACATACTTAAAGACATAAGATAATTTTCAAGTTCATTACCGTTGCATTCATCTATTCTCTTTGTATACCTATCAAGTTCTTTTTCTCCGTCCCTAACAATGCTTGTAATTTCAATTTCACTTGTTCCGTCAACAGGGACAAACTGAACTTCTAGTCCCCCCAATATAAAAGGTGCTATTTCATCCGCATTTTCAACTTCACTTTCATAATGCTCCAATATTGCAATATTTAGAAAATGAATACTGTTATCTTGCAGCAGTTCTTCAAGTGCAACATTCGCCAATTCATTTTGGCTTCTTCCTGTGATCTGTGACAGTAGACTTAAATCTCTTTCAACATCTTCGTCAATTCTAAAAGATTTTTGCACTTGTTTTTTATTTCGTACTAGCATACTTTATCTCCTTTCACAATGCTATTGTTTTTGATTGCATTATTATATTATAGAATTTTTAGTGAAATGTCAATAAATTTCTGCTATTATTTTTAATAGCAAAGATTTTAAAAAAATAGAAAATGATATTGACTTCTAAATGACTTCATGGTATATTATAAGTAAGAAGTCAATATGACTTCAAGAAAGGAGAAATGCTACTAATGAGTATTAAAACATTTACGTTAAGACTGACAGAAGAACAGCTTGATTTTGTCGGTGAGAAAGCAAAAGAAATGGGGGTGAGTAAAAACGATTATATTCGCAGATTAATTGATGGGGATATTCGTGCAGACAAAGAGGATAAAATCTTACAGGAAATTATCGAAATCAAGAATATGTTAAAAGCAAACAAATAAAAAAGGATTCCCGCACCCTGGAAAAGTCGGAACCCTTTAAGCACTCAACACACCGAAGTGGTTGATATTGTTATTATATCTCCCTTCGGTGTAATTGTAAACACCGAAAGGAGATTTTTTATATGAATGAGTTACAGATTTTTAATAATCCAGAATTTGGAAATATCAGAACAACTATGATTGACGGAGAACCTTGGTTTGTTGGAAAAGATGTGGCTTTATCTTTGGGGTACGCAAAACCATTAGGTGCTATTGCAAGTCACGTTGAAGAAGATGATTCCCTAAAACAGGGACTCACCGATTCTCTTGGAAGAATACAGGAAACCATCTTTATTAACGAGTCTGGTCTTTACGCTCTTATTTTCGGAAGCAAGCTAGAATCTGCAAAGAAATTTAAGTCGTGGGTTACAAAAGAAGTATTGCCATCTATCAGAAAGACAGGAACCTATGATTATCCAGCTCTTTCTGGAATCTCCAAAGAATTACAGGCAGTTATCGTAGTAGACAAGCGAGTAACCCAGGTAGAGCAGAAAGTTGATACAGTGAAACAAGAATTGGAAGATTTTAAACAGGATTTACCGCTTCTTGGAGTAGAAATGGAAAAGGTCACAAATGCTGTGAAATCAAAAGGAACAAAAGTCTTGGGTGGAAAGTCTAGCAACGCCTATAAGAATGGTTCTTTGAGAACAAAGCTGTATAGAGATATTCATAATGAGGTACGCAGACAGTTTGGCGTGACTACATATAAGGCAATCAAGCGTAAACAGTGCGAAAAAGCGGTAAAATTGGTTGAAGATTACAAGCCGCCGATTTATCTGGCAGAACTGATTGACAACGAAAACGCACAGCAGAGATTCTTTTAATTAGATTTTTACAGGAATACACAGGAGGAAAATAAAATGACAGAAAATATGGATAGAGAAGACACAATGTTCGAAGTAGAGGACACTATTGATAAAATCAAGTTTCTTTTGGACGATTTCATGGAACAGTATGGATTTAATAGCACAGAAAAAATGGACGAACTGAAAAAATGGCAGTTTGCATATAACAAGGACTTTATGACCATGAAATTGTTGATTTTATGCGATTATGCCAATAAAGCAAGACAGAAATTTAAGGCTCTTGAATCTATGGAGCAGAAAGCGTGATCGTATGGCAAACAGAATCCAGTTCAATGACTTTCAAAAGAAGAGCGTGTACGCCAAGTGCAACGGAAAATGTGCGATATGCGGTAAACCTGTCAAATTCAAGAAAATGACAATCGACCACATTACGCCGTTGTCTCGTGGCGGCACCAATGATATTAAGAATCTGCAACTGGCGTGTAAGCGTTGCAACAGCATGAAGAGCAACATGACAATGGATGATATGATGGGGCAGATTTCCGAGATTTTGAAGTATAACCGCAAACAGAAATTGATTAGAGTGTTGGGAGGAAGTGTGGAATGAATTACTATAAGACAGAGATCATTAATCTCGTACAGAATTGCGACAATAGCCACTGGCTAGAAGTGATTTATACGTTTGTAAAAAGATTATTGAAATGATACCATAGTATACTGAATGATACTTTCACCGTATGTTATAATATAAAATCATAATAAGCAAATTTTAAAGCGTTTACCTTTCGGGGTAGGCGCTTTTTTGTTGCCAAAAATGAGGACAAATTTTTGAATTTTTCTCTTTATAGTATGAAACTTTAAATAAATTAAGGGGGATATATCCCCCTTTCTGAGGGTTAGCATATGGCAGAAGCATTTTTAAAAGTGGATGGGGTAGCATTGCCTTGTCCTTCTTCTTTTACATGGGGGTTACAGGATATATCGGCGGCAGAATCTGGCAGAACAGACGATACGACCATGCATAAAAATAGAGTTGGACAGAAACGAAAGCTGTCTGTAGGTTGGAATGGCCCAGATTGGGACACTGCTTGCAAAATTATACAGGCAGTAAATCCAGAGTACATACAGGTCACATATCCAGACTTGCTGTCTGCGAACAAGCACGAAACCAGAACATTTTATGTTGGTGACAGGGAATCACCCTTTAAGTGCTGGTGGATAGGCAATGAGCGCATGGAAGGACTTAAATTTGATTTTATCGAGAGGTAAAATATGCGAAATTTATCAACGGAATTTAAAGAACAACAGAATAGTGGGAACCGTAACTATCTGAAATATGCAGATTTTACCTTTACGGACGGAAGTACATTATCCATTACCGACAAAGACTTATGGTCTAATGGCTTCAAATTTGAGGATGCAGTATCGCAAAGTGGTTCTTTTGATATCGGCGCAGCTATCGTAAATAAGCTGACATTGCAGATCAACAACTTTTCTGGCAAGTACACAGATTACATCTGGGACGGAGCGAGAGTTGTTTGCCATATTGGGCTTGAATTATCTACTGGTATTGAGAAAATCCGTATCTGCACTATGACAGTAACAGATGCCCCATACCAGAACACAGCTATTATCAGCCTAACTTGTGAAGATTCCATGCGATTATTTGATCGTGATTATTCAGAAAGTAAGCTGACTTATCCGGCAACTAGATTACAGATCATCCAGGATGCTTGCGAGGTGTGCGGAGTAACACTGCAATCAACAAGATTTGATAACGATGATTTTGTAATCCAGAATCGACCAGATGATAGCAGCATTACTTTCCGACAGGTAATTGCATGGGTAGCACAGATGGGCTGCCAGTGGGCGAAAACAGATGCATACGGCAGATTATGCCTTGACTGGTACAAAAATGAAGTACCGGAAAATTTTTATAATAAGGCAGAAGTACCATGGAATGATATTGAAGGGAAAGACATCTTAGATACCGCTGGTGCACAGATTATCACTGTTATGCAAAAGGGTATTACAGCCATAGATACGAATGGATTCACACCATGGTTGTATGATGTTGAAATAACAGGCATAAAAGTTGCAGAATACGTTGAAAATTCTTCTAAAAATGAAGCGAAAACATATCAGTCGGGGAAAACTGGCTATGTTATCGAAATCAGTGATAATAAGCTAATTCAAGAGGGCTCCGGGGAGAAAATCTGCCAGATTATCGCAGACAGGTGCGTGGGGCTAAAATTCAGACCATTTACTACAGGCGCATTGACTAATATAGCATGGGAAGCTGGTGACACCATTGAGATTTCCGACAGAAACGGGAAACAGTATAAGAGCTTCCTAACTTCTGTTACTTTGAATCCAGGCGCATTTGAGCAACTTGAATGCAGTGCTAAGAGTGTATCTAGGAATAAGCAGAAACAGTATACACTTAACCAACAGATGCAAGCTGAAAACAAAAAGAACTTAAAAGATGAACGTACCGCCAGAGAAAAGGCACTGGAAGAATTATCACAACGCCTTGCGGAATCTTCTGGAACATACACGACAGTAGAAACACAGCCGGACGGAAGCAAAATCTATTATCTTCATAATAAGCCACAGTTGTCCGATTCTGATATTATATGGAAAATGACTGCGGAAGCATGGGCTGTTTCTACAGATGGTGGGCAACATTGGAATGGTGGCATGACAGTTGATGGTGATGTGATTGCCAGAATCCTTACGGCTACAGGTGTTAATGCAGATTGGATTAATACGGGAACCATTAAGGCTATTGATAAAGATGGAAACATAACTTTCCTGGTTGATGTAACAACAGGAAGGGTTGTTATTAATGCGGATTCCGTACAAGTCAAGGGAAAAGATGTTAATGCGATTGCAAAGGAAAAAGCAGAAACAGAAGTAAATAATTTTATAAGCAATACATACACAACTGATATCAATAATTTGCAGTCTCAAATCGACGGACAGATTGAGACTTTTTTTTATGACTATGAACCGACCTTGCAGAATATCCCGGCTTCCGAGTGGACTACCAACGAAGAACGAAAGAAACATGAGGGCGACCTATTTTACTGGAAATCCAGGGGATATGCGTACCGTTTTATGCAAGATGGGGCAACTTGGAAATGGCAATTGGTACAAGATACCGATATCACGTTAGCACTTGCCGCCGCAGAAAAAGCGCAAGATACGGCAGATCATAAGCGCAGAGTATTCGTAGTTCAGCCAGAGCCACCTTATGACATTGGAGACTTATGGACACAAGGCTCTAATGGTGATTTGATGAGATGTAAAGTTGCCAGAGCAAGCGGTTCTTATTCTGCTTCAGATTGGGAAAAGGCTTCAAAATACACAGATGATAGTTCTTTAGATTTATTTATCAATGGCGTTTTTAAAGATTCTCTTAATTCTTTAAAAACACAGATTGATGGAAAAATTGAAACTTGGTATCAGCCAAACGACCCTTCTCTTAAATGGACAAAAACAGAGGAACAACCATGGTGCGATATTGACGGAAACAAGATTCTGGATGAATCCGGGAATGAAATTATCTTGGTATGGGAATCAGAGAAAGCAGAGCATGAAGGTGACCTTTGGCACAATACTTCTGATAACACTCAATGGATTTACAAATCCGGTATTTGGCAAGCACAATCCATACCAAATGAGCTGTTAGACAAGATAGATGGGAAGTCATCTGTCTATATGGTTCAGCCAAAACCGCCATATTACGAAGGTGACTTGTGGGTGACAACCAATAGTGAAGGAAAGGCTTCCCTCAAAACATCCACTGTAAATCGTGTTGGCGGAGCGTTTGACGCATCCGATTGGATTGATTTCAAGTATGCAGACAAAGACGATATTAAAAATGCAATTGATAAGTATGATACCAGTCTTGGACAGGATGAAGTGTTCAATAAACTCACAAAAGGCGGCACTGAACAGGGAATCTATATCAAAGATGGAAAAGTATACATTAATGCAAAATATATTCTGGCTGGACTGCTTGCTGGTGAGAGAATCAATGGTCGAGGACTGAAAGTTATTGATGACGACAATAATGTGACTTTAGAAATCGACAGCAACGGAAATGTTATTCTAGCTCCAAAGACTTTTTCGCTACAAGGAAAGACGGTCGATGAGATTGCTAATAGCTCAGCAAAATCAGCTGTCGATGGACAGACACAAGCCGATATTTTCAGCAAGCTTACCAATGGTGGCAAGGCACAGGGAATTTATTTAGACGAAAACGGAAACATTTATGTAAATGGACAATTTATTAAAGCGTTGAGCATAGCCGCTAATGCTCTAGCAGCTGGTTCTATTACCACAGAAAAATTAGATGCTAAGGCGGTCACGGCTGAAAAAATGTCCTTGAATGAGCTTGCGGCAATTGGAGCCACTATAGGCGGATTTACGATTCAAAACAACAGAATTTATAATAAAAAAAATGGAACCCTACAGATTTCCGCAGGAAATGAATATAACGCTCCCTCAGTACTTGCTATGGATGCACAAGGACAATTTATTAAATACAGTGCAATCGGTATTGAATCTTCTTACACTAATTCTCTAAAATTAACGCCACATAATACAACAACAGAAAGTGGCTTTACAGACGGTTCAAAACATTATCTGGGAAGAACACAATTCAATTCAGATGTTAGTATTTTTGGCGATTTTAAGGTTTCTGGAACAAAATCCATAATAGCTGACACTGAAAACTATGGAGAACAACTGTTTTACTGTTACGAGACACCAACTCCGACTTTGGGAGATTTTGGTGGTGGAGTGATTGGAAAAGACGGAATAGCAATTATCTCAATTGATGATATATTCCAGGAATCAACAGAAACAGCAATTGAATACTATGTGTTCCTTCAAAATGAAGGAGAGGGGCAGTCTTGGGTATCTGAAAAAGCAGATACCTATTTTGTTGTAAAAGGAACACCTGGACTTCGGTTTGCATGGGAATTAAAGGCAAAGCAGAAGAACAAAGAATTTATACGGTTCAACGCCGGAAAAGAAGACAGAGAAGTTAATTTCCGATTGAACGACATTGAGAATGAAATGTTCTCGGAAAGAGAAAAATTAATTTCAGAAATGGAAGGAGAATTATTATGAGCGTGATTAAAAAGCTTACATCATTTATGAAACTGTCAACAGGAGAGGGCGATAGAATCGCCTTTACCTACTCAACGATTGATACCGAAAGTGGAAAGGTTTTGAGCCAGAACGAGAAAGGAAATTTTCTCATTTTTGACGATGGGCTTTCGGCAAACATTAAGGCAATTGAAGACTATATCAATAAAAATCAGTTGAATTAAAGGAGGACAGCAACATGCCGAAATGGACTGAATACACATCAAAAAATACGTTAGCGGATAATGACGAAGTAATGCTGTATGACGCAACTGCGAGAGCGAATAAGCGCGGATTAATGAGCAAGTTTTGGGATTATGTAGTTGATAAAATGGCAACGGCTGTTATCTCGAAATTAGAGACTAATAACAAGACAATCATCGGGGCAATAAATGCACTAAATGGTGATAAGGTGCCGAAAAAAGTCTTAAATCTTAGTGATGAAGCTAGTGTCAGCACTATACTTAATAGCGTAAGCGCTGGCGATGGTTGTAATTTACTTCCTGTATGGGGAACAATTGGCGGATTGTACAGCGGCTGGGCTTGGGGGATTGTACTCGCTGGGCAAAACAATATAAATTTCATTGGGGTGGAAAACGCTTCGAAAAAATTAGCGGCAGCGCAGTATTCTAATGGTAAATGGGTAAAAATATTATGACAGTGAGCTAAGATAAAAATGGCTTTAATTTAAATTCCATTCTCCCAAGTTCCGGTTGTATTTAAAAGTTACAGTTAAAAATTATAAAATTTTTCTTCTGTACACATCGGAATACCATGAACCAGAGTATATTTGCAATGTATTTTTATCAATAAGTTTGAACTCATCATTAGTGCTACTAATTATTGACCAATAATCAACATAATTTCCAAGTAAACAGTATTGACCGGTTGAGGCGAAAAACTCATAGACGCCAAAACTTAATGCAGATAAATCTACTTGATAGAAGTTTGTTTCTCCGGTATATCCTATTTTTTCAATCTTTGTCTCACTATAGAGTTTATTGGAGAAGTAAGAAAAAAATAACAAAACACTACCAAACATAAAATGAATATGCTATAATCAGCATATCAAAATCGGAACGACAAAAAAGGGAGCTGAGTTCCCGACTACCAATCAAAAAACTCAGCTCCAAGCACCACAAAGGGTACAGTATTATTATAGCACAGTACTCTCCCTTTGTGAACCCAAAAGGAGGGATTTTTATGATGAGAGAACAATTTTCAAATGAATTCACCGCCAAACTTTACGGAAAAGTGTCTGATGAAGTCTTAAAACTTGTCCAGAATGAATTGTTTCTTCACGTACAGGACTATGATATTGAACGTAGGGAAACAGCCATTGGTAAATACAAGGGGTATCTGCCAGAATGTTTTAAGATTTATCTTGTAAGTCGAAAAATTGAGGGACTAAGTAACAAAACAATTGAATTATATCAAATGTATCTGGATGATTTCTTTTCTCGAATGGATAAAGATATTTCTGATATTACTTCAAATGATATTCGAGCATATTTGTATTACACACAGAAGGAACGGAATATTAGCAATCGTACATTGGATAGTCGCAGGTCAGCGCTTCATGCTTTTTTCGAGTGGGCTGCAAATGAGGGGTATATCGGGAAGAATCCTTGCAGAGCAATAAAAGTTATTAAGTATGAGAGAAAAGAACGAGAAGGACTTACGGCTATTGAATTGGAAAAAGTTAGAATGGCCTGAAAAAATATTCGAGAAAAAGCACTTGTAGAGTTTCTTTACAGCACTGGTGCCAGGGTTACGGAAACTTGCACAATTAAGATTTCTGATGTGGACTTTGAAAAAGGAGAAGTATGGTTATTTGGAAAAGGAAGTAAGCACAGGAAATCATACATTACAGCAAAGTGCGCCTTGTATCTTTCCGAATATCTCAATAGCAGAGATGATAAATCCGAATATCTTTTCGTATCGGAAAGAAAGCCACACAATTCTTTAAAGAAAGAAGCTATCGAGAGAGTTATAAGGAATCTCGGGAAACGATCTGATATTGGAAGAGAGTTATTTCCACATTTGTTTAGACATACAGTTGCCACAGATATGATTCAAAAATCAATTCCTGTTACTGATGTCCAGAGAATGCTTGGCCATGTTAGTGTAAATACCACTATGATATACGCAAAAGTAAAAGATGAAGATGTGAAGTATAATCACCGTAAATATATAGGATAAAGAGTTTGTGCTAAAGAGCATTCCATTTGGGGTGCTTTTTATTATGCACTTTTTAACCTCAATAATGAAAGGAGAACATACATGAATATCAATACCTCATTAATCAGCAACAACAACAGTTACGCAGGACAAACACCTCTGTATATTGTCATTCACAATACAGATAATATCGCCAAGACAGCAGATGCCAAAGCACACGCCACCGCACAGCATAACGGCAATTTTAAAGGCTATTCAGCCCACGTATTCGTTGATGATAAGTCAGCATATCAAGCCTTGCCGTATAATCGCGGAGCATGGCATGTTGGGGTAAATTACGGCGGTAAGCTTTTTGGAACTGTAAACAATCACAACTCTATTGGAATTGAAATGTGTATGAATGCCGGATATAACTACGAAAAAGCATTCCATAATACCGTTGATGTGTGTAAGCAGCTTATGAAGAAATACGGAATCCCAGCAAGCCGAGTAGTGCAGCATTACGATGTGTGCGCTAAGAATTGTCCATCCGTTATCCGCGGAAAAGGTGACTGGGATAGATTCAAGAAGCTTATTTCTAGCGAAACCACAACAACATCAACCACAAAACCGACAGCAAAGGTTGACAAGTATTACCGTGTCCGCAAGACCTGGAAGGATTCCAAGAGCCAGATAGGGGCTTACAAGTCACTGGAAAATGCGAAAAAAGCTTGCAAGGCTGGATATACTGTGTTTGATTGGAACGGAAAAGTAGTGTATTCCATGACAGCAAAGAAAAGTGTAGCCCAAGTTGCAAAAGAGGTAATCAACGGCGAATGGGGGAACGGACAGGATAGACGAGACCGTCTGGAATCCGCTGGCTACAATTACGCAGAAGTACAGAAAAAAGTCAATGAATTACTGAAATAATAATACTCCCGGGGTTTTCCCGGGAGCTATTTAAATGTCGTATATTCCTCAAATTCGTTTCTTATTTTTGCATAATCTTTTCTTCTGATCGGCACTGTATTTCCAGAAAACATAAGGAACGAAGTGTTTATTTCTTTTACCTCATCCATGTTTATTATGTAGCTCTGGTGACACCTCAAAAATCTGGAATCCAGTAATTCTTCAATATCGGATAGTTTACATCGTTCCGTATAAACTATACCGCAAGTGCAGTGGATAATGATGTATTTGTTTCGGCTCTCAATATATTCTATATTTTGAAACTCCACCCGATGAATAAAGTCTTTTCCTTTTATCATAAGAGTGCTTTTGCTGATATGTTCCAGAGCATGATTGAAAGCAGTATACATTCTGCCGTTTTCAGATCCTTTTATAATATAGTGTACCGGGAGTATATCAAGAGCTTCAAAAACATACTCTTTATGGGCTGTCCAGAAAATAATATTTCCGTTATATCCGCTGGATCTCAATTCCTTTGCAACTTCAATTCCATTTTCTTCTCTCAAAACGATATCCAAAACCACAATATCATACCACTCGCCATCTGCCACATCATCAATAAGCGGCTGCCCTTTATCATACGGAGTAATCAATGCTTTTATATCACCATTTCGTTTGAGAAAATTATTAATCCGATGCATAAATATATCAATCTGGATTTCGTTATCATCACATATTGCAATTCGCATTCAAATCATCCCTTTTCATGTAAAATTCGCCACCAGAGGTGCTAATTTCGCCATTTCCTGTGTAATTGTATATTTTTTGATACAATGTTATTGTAATACATTAAGATGATAGTGTAAAGGGGATGGATTCATGGAGAAACATAAAAAAATCATAATTGTGTTTATACTGATATTCGTGCATGTGCTCTTGATTCAATATGTTTACTTCTGCCCGGATCGTAGTATTATCTTTGGGAGGAATAAAACTATCGAAACTGCAAAAGCAGAGGTAAAACAGGTTGTCCATGAGCGCTATAAATCCCTCGCTGACAAGCATCCAGCCCCTTTATTTCTATCTATTATTATTACGATTTGGAAAAACAAAAATCACAATATTTACACAAAAAAACTTATAATTCATCGAAAAATCAGAAGAAACCAGCTTGCTAGGAAAGATTTAAGCGGAAATAATTCCATCCCAGTATATGGCTGTGAAAACATGACATAATTTAATAAATAAGAACAAACGTTTGGAATATTGGGAGGGATTTACGTGGATTACAAGAAAGAAATTATTGAGATGATAGAAAAATGCACGAATAATCATTGGATAGAAGTGATTTATGTATTTGTGAAAAAGTTAATTGGATAGTGTAAAAAAAGACAAGGGTTTGCGCATTACCCTTGTCTTTTCTTTTACTTATCAGAAATCATGTCAATTAGTTTTTCCAAGTTGTCCCAACCATCATCATCCAATCTGGCTAACGCAGACACGAGACGATGCCTAAAAGAATCTTCTCCAGATTTCATTACGTCTGCAAGCATGGCAGAAATTTGCTTGTCTTTAATCCCAGGTGTAAACATTTCGCCATTACCAGTACGAATCCATTCTTCGTTGACATCAAATTCCCTACATATAGATTTGATAACTGCATCAGTTGGAGTTCTAAGACCAGTTTCGTAATTAGTAACAGTGTTGCCTTTCACTCCAATTATTTCTCCAAATGCTGTTTGTGTAAGATTTTTTAATTTGCGCACTTGCTTAATCCTATCTTTCATTTTTTTCACCTCCTGATGATAATATATCACAAAAAACTCACAAAGTCAATATTTACTGTTGACATCTAACTCGCAACGTGATATTATAAACTCACGAAGTCAAGGAAGGGGGCGAGCCAAAGTGTTGAATAACTTAAAAAAAGCTCTTGATGATAAAGGAATTACAATCAGAGCGTTTGCAAAGGTTCTTGGTGTTGATGAAAGGACTATTCAGAACAAGATAAAGGGTAAAACACCTTTTACATATCCAGAAGCAGTTCTTTCTAAAAAAGAGCTTTTTCCAGAATATGATCTGGAATATCTGTTTAAAGAAGAATAGCAAAAAAACTGACAGGAGTGCTGTCCTATCAGTTCTTGCCTAAATTTGTTTACCTTATGTGTTTTGCAGACTGAACGCACTTGTTCAGTCACATAAGCAGCACCAAATGTTTCTTGAAACACTTCGCCACTTACGCAGTTTTAGTTCTGCGATTGAGTAAAAAAAGATTAGCTGCCCATTAGTTGGCGAATGTAGGAATTTTGTTCAATACGGTGAACGAAATTGCTTAACGTACTTTGGTAACGCAGGTTACTCTGCTTGCGACCTACAATAAGGAACAGGGCAAATTCAAAAGTTGGGTCAAAACAAACAACTCCTTTCATTGCCCATTATTTGGGTATGAAAGAATTTTAACACATAGGAAAAATATTTTCAACACAAAACGGAATTGAAAATCAGATTAAGAAAGGAGTGATAAACACGAACCAGTTAGTGCATATTGGAAATTCAGATATCTCAATAAAAGAGTATAACGGTCAGCGAGTTGTTACATTGAAAGATATTGACATGGTACACGGCAGACCAGACGGAACGGCAAGGAAGAGATTCAACGACAATCGAAATCACTTTATTGAAGGAGAAGATTTCTTCGTTATAACTCAGCCGTCCGAAATTCGGACGCTTGGTTTGGAAAGACCACAAGGCGGCGTCCCAGAAAAAGTTGTCCTTGCCACAGAACAAGGATATCTAATGTTAGTAAAGTCTTTCACAGACGATTTAGCATGGGATGTTCAGAGACAGCTTGTAAATGGGTACTTTAAAACCAAAGAAACTGTAAAAAGGGCATTGTCACCAGAACTTCAAATGTTACAGGGGCTACTTTCACAAATGGTAGAGAAAGAACTTGCCGACAAAGAAAGAGACAGGCAGATTTTAATTGCCAAAGAAACCGCAGATAAAGCTGTTGCAACTACAGAGAACATCAAAGAAGCGGTTAAGCCTGTATTTGATAACTGGCGTTCAGAAATTAATTCTAAATTCAATCGCATACAAAAAGGTGCTGGAGCAGAGTTTAAAATGCTTAGAACAGAAATGTACACAGAATTAGAACGCCGGGCTGGATGTGATCTGAATACAAGATTAAGAAATAAGCGAAAACGCATGGCTGAAAATGGTTGCACCAAAACAGAGATTAATTCACTAAACAAAATGGACGTCATCGATGACGATAAAAAGCTGCGAGAGATTTTCTCCAAAATCGTAACTGAATACGAAATTAAATATTGTGCGTAGAAGAAAGGAAGTGAAATAGATAATGTCAGAAAAAGAAAAAAAAAT